CGACCTGATCCCGGACCTGAACCCAGACCTGACTCCTGACCTGATTCGCGACTACCATTTGTAATATCTCATACAGGTTAAGTTCAGATTCCGAAAATCATTTTCTCGTTGCCGCCGCCAAATCACCACTTGAACATTTTGCTCAACAGCGAAATCTGGATTGATCAGGCGGCCCACATCTTTAAGCCAAAGATCGTTTCGAATACTATTAAGTATATGATACAAATTCACCATTTGTAGTACCTTAACACGGTATCCTGGATTTGATCAATGAATCGATCCCCTAGCAGATCATCGTCAACTCGATCCCAAGTTTGACCCTTGACTTGAGATCGGACTCGAATACCGACTTGAGATCGGAGTTGAACACCGGCTCGAATACCGACTTGATCAAAGACTTCCCCAAAATTCACCATTGATAGTACCTGTTCTGACCATTCTCGACCTGATCCCTGATCTGATGCCAGACCCAAACCCCGACTTGACTCCTGACCTGAACCCAGACCTGACTCCTGATCCGAAAACAGACCTGACTCCTGACCTGAACCCAGACCTGACCCCTAACCTGATCCTCGACTTGGTGAAAATCTACCATTCGTAATACCTACTCTGAGTATCCGCGACCCGATCCCTGACCTGATCCCTGAATTGATTCCAGACCTGATCCCTGACCTGATCCTTGAACTGAAGCATGTTCCAGACCTGACTCCTGACCAGATTCCAGACCTGATCCCTGACCTGAATCCTGACCTGATGCTCGACCTGATCCTCGACTTGGCGAAAATCTACCATTTGTAGTACCTCGCCACTGACCTGCAGGTACCGACACAGGCGGTCGCTGAGCGTGCGAGTTTCAGCCAATCGGAACGATCTAAATTATTCACAATCCATTTCTGCATTTTGTTTCGTATTTGTTTGAATAGAAACAGTGCATGGTCCGCCATCCAATACGATCCATAACATAAATACCGCCGAAAAATAGGGGGTTTATATTTTTTCATCACCATTTGTAATACCTTAACTCGGTATTCAACTGTCGCGCTTGGAGGACGACACTATTTAATCCTGTCTCAATTTCAAGCTTTACATCTAGAGTTCGTCCTAATACTTCCTCACTACGTAAAGTATGAGCAAAATGATACATGAGATTACCCAATTTCACCATTTGTAGTACCTGTTCAAATTATGCCATGTGTAAGTCTTAGCATCAATGCTCGGAGCTTGATCTGTTATTTGCCAGACGCAACTCACGATTTGACCTATCAAATGAAACCTAATTTTGTACAGATTTATCATATCAAAATTTTACCGTTGAGGGCCTGAACCATTCTTTAGGCAACGGAGCGCCGACGATCTCTTCCAGCGCCTGGATATCGATGGTCTTACCGAATTTCCATACCGGCCAACCATACAGGATATGCAAATCTCTTATACGCTCCTGTCCCCTCCTGGCAAGCTCGAATGCATCACCACGCCCGAACCTATTAGCTATGGACTTGCCGTTAGCAACATGGTCTCGGGAGACCAGAAGGGGCTCCACCTCAGCTGTAACTAGCGTCTCGGGCTCCCAGAGCAGGTGCCACGCGATTTTAACAACGCAGCGGTCATACCCCTTGGCAGATGCTTCTACCCTGTACTCATCGAAATATGAGCGTCTGAGGGCCAATTCATCATCAGTTGGTCGCTCGGTCGGTTCATGCCAAAGAGACGACTTGTATAAACAAGCCGCCTTCTGATCTTCAAAAAACCTATCGTCGTTTTTTCTATTGTAGAATCCGTTCTTAGTCAGTATACCCGCAGTAGCAGATGTGCCGCCGCCGGGCATACCTAGAACGAATGTTAGGCGGGCAGTCATGCTAGTCCAGCATATTCAGCAAACCTAAATCCAGAGCTTCTACTGGATAGGCATTTATAGTATCTGTCCACTTCTTAAATTCCTCCGGCGATGATACCTTAACAACCTCATAATTAAGATTCTTACAATACGCTATCATCTTAAACCCGAGTCGCGTCGTACCGCGAAATGGATCATCCAGTGTATTTAGATAAGCCTTGGCATTCACTGCCAGATAATGGACGATTGTATCGTACCCATCCGGAACATCCTCGGACTTGAAATCGGATACATTGATATTTGCTGAAATCCAATCGACCATTTCATTCGTGCGATGGCGCATATCTTCATAGTCTTCGCAACGAAGAGCATTTATACAATCTTGGATTACATCCGATAAGAAATCCTGCAGTTCAACTCTATTTTCCATTTCTCGCTCCAAAGAAAAAAAGGGGGAGGATTTTACCCCTCCCCAGTTTGAGGAGACACAACAGAGGCACTTTATAGTCATACCCAGGACTATCGGTTACGCCGCTTCGGCGAATTCCAGGGCCTTTATCAGGGCCAGTTGTTTACGTTTATCGCCAGCACCGTACCATGCTGCTTCCTGGCGATTTTTATCAGTACTATGAACATGGTCCACGGCATAGGTCACTGCATTAAATGCCTGCCACCATGTTCCCTCACCAAATTCGGCTCCTGGCTGGTCATGAACGTGTTCCAGTACCTGCTGTGCCGGACGGGAGAGTTTATCCTCCGAAGGCTTCTGGTCTTCTCTGTGCTGCTTCGGAAACACCTGCTCCACAAAGGTTTTGATCTCCTGCGGACTCGCACGTTTGGTTGCCAAGAACTGCGCACGCTCCTTGAAGCCCGACAGATGGTCTTTAGCAATCCCGAGAGTTTCAGAGACCAGCTCTGGATCGAATACAGTCTTGTGATCGATCTTTACGAGATTCTGAACTTTCTCTCCGAGACCATACAGGAAAGTATTAAGGCAGCTCCAGCGCATGGCAGTCACGCGGATATCAGTGGCGCGGCCATACTGGTGGAAATTAGTGAAGAGCAGATTGCCCTCAATTGTATCACCATCGAACAATTCGAACCGATCATTAATCGTAGCCATTACCCAGATGATCCGACCATCCTTGAAGTGACCTACCGAGTGCGGTTTAACATGCGGTTTCCAGGATTCGATAAAATCAAACTGGTCGCTCACTTTGAATGGATTCCAATCACTGCTACCGCGATTCTTCACGATATCTAGGTCTTCATGATTATCATCACGCTCCACCGAGAAAGCAGGGACTTCAACATATTGATCGCCAATTTTCTTATACAGAGGCTGTTTCTGTACATCCCAGTCGAGACCGGCCTTGGTCCGCATTTCAGCGATTGACATTTCTGGTGAAACATCCGTACCCAAACCTTGATAAACAGTCTTACCAAACATTATACACATTCCTTCTGTCTGTGGAGGACCAGGGCGGACTCTTCCGCATATCTCCTGATCGATTCAACTTCCTTAACCTGATCTACCCATAGCTGGCGATCAAGCACAAAATAATTCTCTGGGGCGGTCTGATAATCACGACCGTGCGGGGATGCCTCATACAATTTGTCGATCAGATTTTTGGCAGCGTGCGCGATAATCAACTGCTGGTGGATCAAATTATCTGCATCCGACCCATTCAGGTTGATCCGACGCTGGGTGTGCCTGCTATTATAATCCATCAGTGGCCTCCGATCTGCAGCGCATCACCAGAAGTGACAGGACGCCCTAGATTAACATTATCACCAGCATTCTGACCCGAACGATATGACGAACCGTGAATATTTTTGTTGGTCGTGGGTCGCGATGAAAGTTTCATTCCGAGTTCTTTGTATTTCTGTTCGAGTACCGCATTACGTACCACGGTCAGAGCAGTACCGGTCTTGACCAGCGAGACATCATTGACCTGGACATCACGAGCCCGCTTCAGCTCACGGAGTCTGGATGATACGCGGTGGGCCATGCCCAACATGAACGATGTTCTCAAAGTCTTACCATGCACGCGATAACCATTATCGGCGGCTTCTTTCTTGAGCTTGGGCTCTACCGCACGATATTCAGTTTCCATCGCATTGCGGATCATTTCGGTCAGGTACCATGCAAATTCCGTGTTCTGATCCGTACCGAAGTAGACCAAATCAAAACCTGAGTACCATGCCTTGGAATCGCAAAATGCGGCGATGCTCTGGATGCAATTTTCTGATGGGTGATATGCCCGACGCTTATAAGAGCCACCTGCGAAGCGCTTGCCGCGCTTGCCATAATTCTCTTCGGGGTCTTTGAGGTCGATGCTGGAAAGATCGTACTCTAGCATCAATGCATCGGCTTTTTCTGCAGCGAACAAAGCTTCATGCTCAGTAGCACCATTGTCGATGGTGACGTTAAGCAGGGCACGAATCTTCGTCGCGATTTTTTCGCGTTCTGGATTAGTCATTGGGTCTCACTCCTCGTCTCAGTTGATGGTCTCTTATACCATCATTCGTTCGTTTCCGTCAACAAGTTTCTTCACGCGACCTGGAGGATTATGCATACTCACCATTGTATCCCCAGCGCTCACGCGCTTCATCCAACCAGGATGATGTTTCTTCAATCTCGATCCAGCGCAGCTCTTCGCGGCGCGACAATTCTTTGGTGGCTGCCTCACGGCGGGAGCGGGCAATACCACGGAGGTTTGCGTTACAGACCGGCCTTTCGATGATTTCATCGCTCTGGCGGATGATGCTGTGCAGCTCATCGTTTGTTTTGTTGGTAAGGTCGGTCATTTTTTCACTCCTCTTGTTTGATGAGCTAATCATAGCAGATCATGCGATCAAGTCAAGAAATTTCTTCTTAGACTTTAGTCTCAATCAAGATTGTGCGGTCAGGTGAAGCTTTCAGCATACCCTCCACACCCTCAAAATACTGTTGAGTGGTCTCGGCAACGCACTTTATACATTCTGAGGTACCTGCATGTGTCATGGGATAGATGATAGCCGGTAGGCCAATATGCTCCAGGGCCGATTTGGCTTCAGCGTAGCTGGTACAAATTCGTGATTCTTTCTTACGTGGTGTCTCGGTCGCCTTGCGAGAGGACCGCTCCTGATCGGCATGTGCCTCTGCCAACCTCAGTTCCTGCATAGCAATATCCAGGTGCCGCCATGCATTGACAAAATGGTGCTTGGCAAACGTCGTATCATCAAAGTCCAGGTAATCTTTATCTGGGAAGACAAGACCTGCGATAATATCATCGATCAGCAGACAGGCTTGCCCGATGCTCACGATCTCCTCAATCTTGTAAATTGGTTCGCTCATACCTTACCCCAAAAATCTTTACCCTGATCAACCTTCTTGCTTAATGCCTCACACAGAAGCAATGCCTCACACAGCTCACCCTCATACAAAAACGCACACACATCATCCAGGTTTTCCTCATAATGAGTATATTCCTTCCCGGACTTCGGTAATTGTGATCGCAGTTCCTCCGCCAACCGAATCAGTTGGCGGTGATGATGTTCTATGCTCGATACAAAACTATCTAATGATGTGATCATATTTTATCCTTACACAACATTAATGCGGTTAACGATGGTCTCTTTGGTACCTTCCCAGTCGCCCAGCTTTTTGATGGTCATTTTGACCTTGGCGGTCTCACCCTGCTTTACCGGGCACTTACCAAAAGTTTTTACAACATGGCCATCAGCGGTGCGCAGGATCGAGATCAGTCCGAACCCAAATGCAGACTCGAATTCAAACTGACGCAACTTAGTCACTTCAGCGATAACGCGATCACCAGGGCTACCCAGCCACTCATTGACTAGTGGTGCGCTGGCCTCACGGATGATGCCACGTACCAGATTAATCTGGCGGGGGCTAATCTTACCGAAGAACAGTGCGTTCTTGATAATGTCGCGAACGATCTTGTGGATGTGACGGTGCGGGATTGCTTCTGTGATCAGAGCCAGACCCTCATCACCAAAGTTCTCGCGGCGCTCCGCACGGACGCGCTGACGCCATTCGCGGCGGCCAGCTTCCATTGCTGCCTTACGCTTGGCATTCTCTTCACGGCGCTTTACAGCTGCCTTAGCGCGGCGCTGCTCGGCCTGACGATCCTTGACGATCTTGGTAACATCGCTGATCAGCTCGGTATCACCAGTTTTGTTGACGCAATCAGAGCCGACTATGAAACGTGTACCGAATGTATCTTCGATAACGAAGTTCCAGCGGATGCCGGTGCCGCAGTGGTGGCAGGCAGAACCACGGCGATCAAAACAATCAACCACGCGGAAGGGAGCCTTGCCTAGATTTGTTTCTTCGAAAGGATGTGCCATTGTGTTCTCACCTCGCTGTTTCTGTATTTTGTTATATCACAAGACTTTTAAACTCACAACAAGTTTCTTCACGCGACCAGCTAATAAGGAGGGGGCCGAAGCCCCCCGGTTGTTAGGCTGCTTGTGGTTTCCAGTTGGCTAGGCGCTCTTCGAGGTACTTCTTGAACTCTTCCTCACGAGCAATGAGGCCATTGAACTTGCTGATCTCGCCCTTCAGGTGCACTTCGTAGTCGTCGCCCATCTCATGTGTTACGATCTTGTTTTCCTCTGTGCGTTCGACCCTGATCGAGATATACGTGGTCTGGTAAACGTCAACCATTTCGCGCCCCGTATAGTCGTATCGCGTCGGGCGTTCAATGGCGGGCCGGGCTTCGAGAGCGTCCCGACCGCTACGCAGGTGCTCGATCTGAGCCGCAACGCGTGGGATCATGATCTCGATGGCGTCGCTGCCTTGCTCGTATGGAACGTGTCTAGCGCCGAAGCACGAGCCCGTTTGCCAGCCATCTCCTGGCCTCCGATAACCGTGGTGAGCAATAACGCCCTTCTTGGCTTTGATGTCGCGTCCGCAGATTTGGCAAGTTGTTGTCATTGGGGTCTCACTCCTCGCTGCTGTTGGTCCTCATTATAAGAGGAGCAGCGAAAAATGCAACAAGTTTCTTCACGCGACTAGGGAAAAGGTATGTTGAGGGTCGCTACCAGCATCATTGCCACGAAAAGAGTCTGAAAGTATCGCTTCCAAAAATTATCGACCATGATCTATTTCCTTATACATCTATTTATTCAAAATTTTTCAAATGTTTCAGCATGTCTTTGCTGAGATATGGTATGACCTTGAAGGAGCATTCCATCGACTTCACAGTATAATCTGAGAAGACTTCGTTCATATCCTTCTCGACGAACACCTTGGAATCGGCACACCATTTTTCGTTTAGATTTGTATCCTCTGAGTAAAACGGTTCTTGTTGGACAAAAGTACTATGATACTCCATACATTTCTCAGTATCTGTTACGCCATAACATAGCGTTGTTACGATTACCAACCCGTAATACAGTGTATCTGTCATGTCCGTACACCTTCTACTGTTGTAGCCGACATCAATTCATCAATCTGTTCTACAACTAATGTCCCTTTGGGATTAAAAGGATCGGCATGTAAAATCCGGTTAAGCTCTGCTTCTGTCAGCTCACCATCCTGGAAAATATTCCTGAAGACATTATTCTTGCCAGGGTGCGACTGCCAGTGGTGGCCCTCATGGGCACCATAGATTTCCCGGCCCCAATAAAGACCTTCAGCTTTCCCGAATTTCGAGAAGATGAACATTTCTACACTGTCGTTGGCATGAGACAATCCCTTGCCGAATGTGATGTCAATGGCCAGTCCTGCAGAGTGTTGGGATTTGGTTTTGTCAGTATACCCACCGGGCATATTATGAAGGTGACCGAATCTCGCCGCCGAAATCAGACTAGCCTTTGCCATACCGTTTTGCTTGGCATACGCATTATATGCTTTCAGTGCCTTGGCTGCCCGGATCGCTGTTGGGCCGTTCATGTGCTTAATGGAATCGAACCCATTTTCGCGCATGATTTTACCAGAACCTTCCACACCGGCTGCACCACCAACAGAAATGGTTCGCAAATAACTCTTTGCGTTTTCCACAGCCTTAAAATAGCGCTGCTTAATATTCTGCACCGGCTTAGATTTCTGATTTGGTGTCTGTGCCAATTCACGGTATTTCTGCAGCTGTGCTGCCGTGCGACGTACCCACTTCTGAGTATTCATTATGGTGAGATACCCATGTTTCTTCACGTATTTTCCCACGTCCTTACGTGAAATAGTCTCGCCGGTTGTCGTTTCAGCCGTGATGGTCTGTGTTTTGCGTGCGGATCGAGCCACACCGGCAGATGCGTTCTGCGTACCAAAATTAGAGTAATTGGACCCATTCAGGACAGCCTGATGAGACTCATCCAATTTGGCATACAGTAGCGGACTAGCCTGCAAACGCCGCTTATACATCAGATAATTTTTGTACCCACGGGTCGTAAAACGTCGGGTACGTTTTACTTTTTTGGTACGGCGCTTCTTGCCCTTACCAACCTTAATTTTCACTGTGTACTTCTTATACGCATATTTGCGTAGAGGCTGATAATAAGCCCGCGTGAGGTTCTGATTGATATCACTATCGCCCTCGGTTATCCCGCGATTGTATGCTGTTTCCATCAGCATAGAATAATCCTGCATGGTTCCGGTTGGACCAAGCTCGGCCAGTGCTAGTGCATAGAAATGCACCTTCTGAGATCGGCTGAGGCTATGTCCTTTCAGATACTGGCGCTGGCGCGCCAGGGGATTCTTTGTGGAATCTGCCACACTGAAAAAATTGGCCATGAAGGAGTTGGAAATTGTCTGCTCTACATCAGGCAAAGAGACTAACTTGATGTTCGAGAGGGGTGTACTATGTGAGGCAACTGTACATAGTTGTTTACCAGTAAAAACTGATGCAAGACGATCAACAGGCTCGCCCTCTATAGAGGACAAACTCACACCAAAAATTGTCACTATATAAGCCAGACTCGCCCCGCCAGCGGTCTTTATATAAATTCCACCAGCCTCTTGAATCCAGGGTGTCATAGGTGTCATAATGTAAAACCTCGCTGTATTTGAGGCTTCGAAGCATATATTAACCGTGACACCTGTCAATAAAAAATCGTTGGGCTTGGTTACTTTTTTTTGTTCTCCAGATGTTCCATATAGCGGTTGAAGAGGCCGATGCTCCGCCCATAGGCTTCGATCTCCCACGGATAATCATAGTAATGAAGATCGGTGGTATGCACCACCTTACCGCAATATTTGGGCTTGTTGCGGGTATCAAAGTCGCGCAGTTCACCCCTGGCGAATTGTTTTACATGCACCATTTCATGCGCCACGGTCTCCAGGATCGAGGTTTTGTTCATGCCCCGGCGCAAGAACAGATCGAACTCGCGAGGGCGGTATTCATCATCATCTGCGGGGGAGGATAGTCCGTATTCTGCTATATCTGAAAATTGTATCATGATGTAGAGGTTCCTGGTCAGGCGCGGCCCCATCAACATTTCACCATACCATTTGCAGGCATGGTGCAGCTCCTTTCGTCTAATGTCTTCCTCTTTGATTTTTCTGACAGTAAACTTCATTGCCGGTCCAATACAAACTTCTTATACATCTCTTCGTAATATTTATCATACGGCTCCGCAAAAATTTGAGCGCAGGGGTGGTTATCTGGGGTTACCAGAACAACCAGCTGGCTAATCACATTGGCACAATCAGAGCAATGTTCATTCCACATAAATGCATAGGCAGCGGCCTGGATAAAATAGCTCTTGATGCCTGTTAGTTTCTTGGGGTTGGTTGCTGTCTTCCAATCGACAATCGACTTCCGACCATCCCAGACCCCGATACAATCCACTCGACCAGCGGAGAGTAATTTATTCGAATAGAGCGATCCCTCGATCAGATTGACTTCTGTGAGGTACTTGTCTATCTCAACCTGTAGCTTATTGAATGAGTCTCTGGTGAAATGATCGATACCCGAGACCTTACCCTCGATCAGGTACTGTTCACAGACCTCATGGACCCGTGTACCGCGATCTCGCGCCAACTTCATGACAGGGGTGTCAGGAAAATTCACTCCTTTGTAGATCACTGATGTCACACTCGGGACCGCCACACCTGATTGAGGAATGATATAATAGCGATCCCCATTACGATTAAAGCTTTCTAGCTCCAAAACATTCTCATTCTCTAATTTCAAAAGCATTATGAGCCGTATCCCAACCTCTCAGAATGTATAAGGAACTCGCGAACGAGTCCACTCCTTATGATGTCGTCAATTTCCATTTGGATCAAATCAAAGGATGGCATAGATTGACAAATTTGAATCATTCTATGAATATCCATTCGTTCAAATGGTCTCTCCAAGTCTGATTGTGTACTATCACCACTGAACAAATACTTGCTGTTTTGTCCACATCGTGTAATCAAGCTGGAGAATTCGTGCCAGTTGAGATTCTGACATTCATCCACCAGGATGATACTGTTATTGTACGTCGCGCCGCGCAGATAACTCGTTGGGTGAAATTCTACAATTTCCCATGAGTGTTTGAGTATTGCATAGGCATCATCGCGTCCAAGCAGTTCGCCCATTATATCGATATAGGGGAGTTCGAAAGACTCCATTTTCGCGCCAACATTACCGGGTAGATAACCAATCTTTCGTGTCGTCACAGCAGACCTGAATATTTTCACTCGCTCATATGGTGTATTAGGATTCAGTACTGCTTTCAGTGCTAGATACAATAAGACAAATGTTTTACCGGTGCCTGCATATCCATGTACGAACAGGTGATTCTGATGAAACTTTTCAAATATCAGATTTTGATTTTCTGTTCTCGGGGCTACAGGTTTTAAAGAAACTCCACTGTGTGTGGGTGGTTGCTTTAGGTCAATTCCATCATTACGAAGCTTGCGTCTTTGTCTTTTTGAAAGTCTTGTTGACATTATGTGCCTCGTTAGTTGTTGTTAGCGAAAATCGTTAATCTTTCCTCCTCGATTGTTGTGTTTCTTCTTCATCTCTCCTAGCAAATCTTTAAAACCTTCATCGGGTTTGTTTCTTCCTAACCCGCCATCACTAGTCATTGCAGGGAAATTTTTAGTAATATCGACTTCCCAATCGGATTCGGATATGAGTTTTTCCATCTCGGCTATTTTCATAGCCTGAGTGTACTCCTCTCCAGTTTTCCGATTGATAAAATTATACGTTGGCATATATACCTCAATAGTAGTAATCGTCGTCTTCTACCTCAGTAAGTTGATCGATGTTGAGACTGCGTAGCGCATTCTTCAGCTTCTTTTTTTTCCTGCGATCCGTAAATTTTTTGCGTGTCCTCTTATCTGTGACTACCTCTGCATCGTAGTCATCTATCCATTTTTGACTTTTCTTCATGGTAGCAATTCTGGGTAAGCCTCCTTAACTAGTTTGTAGGTAATGTAAGGATAAGGTAATTTCTTATCCTTGGCCGCCAACAACAGCTCTGCATCTGCCGGGTCCAATGTCTCCAGCAGTTCAACAAATAGCTGTTCTCGACGAAGTGGCTGAAGGTTGGGGTTACCACCTTCGATAAAGAGATACAGCCTGCGCGCTTCATGGAACAGGATGTGCTCTTGATCTGTTAGATCATTTTTTCTGTAGGGGGGTACGCCCTCGGGCAACTGCCATTTGATGTTTGGATCGAGGGCATATTGTAGGACCACCTTGAGCGGGTATGATGCATTCTGTCTCAACATCTGTACGCGCACATTCTTACTTTTTTCCTTCGAGATTTTCTTTAGAATCTCGGCAACACCTAGCTTCATTTAAAACTCCGAAATATTTTCCATTAGGTTTTTGAGGTCATGATCGATAAAATAGCGATATAGCTTGCTCCGGTCGCCTTCAGGATTCTTATGGTATGCCTCCACGATCTCCTGGCGGATATTGTCTGGCATCTGTGAGAGGTCGATTAGCATCTTATTGCGTTGGAAATTGCGCTGTAACTCGCGGGGTATGCCGCCAGCAAGCCATGCATTTAGCATCTTGGCAGAGATTGTCTTCTGGCGCTCACCTGAGACCAGAGAACTATCGGGTGTTCTGATATTGGGGATACCATCTCCACGGTCACCACGAATGATGTGCTCTTGTAGATAATGGCTAGGATTGGGATGGGTAATCCACCTTTTGCGCGCAGGATCATACTGCTCTACAAAGGGCTTCAGGGAATGCAGTTGGATAAAATCTTTATCGCCAGATATGATTAGGGCCTTCTCGTTAAAATCCATGTCATCGATAATGACAGAGATGATATCATCTGCCTCCGCACCATATACATCAACAAACTTATACGGAAAGGTCTCTCGCAATTCCTTCTTGATCATATTCATGCAGTCGAATATAACCGGCCAATTTAGGATCGATGCCTCTCGATCTTTTTTGCGGTTGGCCTTATAATAAGGAAACACGTTCTTCCGCCAATAATGCTTGGAGTCAGATGCAATCACCATCTCCCCGTATTTATCGAAGAAGTGATTTCTAATGAGGCGCAGAGAATTGAGGGTGACGTGCCGGATCAAATTTTCATCGAGTTCTTCTTTACTCGAATGTATGGTGAGGTAGGTGTATACGATCTGGTTAAGATCAATAATAATCATGATGCATATAAAATCAGTTTGTGCTCATTCATTCGGCCATTGGCCTCGGTTGACTTCGTTCTCAGTTCATCAAATGCACGCCGTTTAGCTAATTTCCCTCCACCCATAAACTTAGCTAAAAACTCTTGCGGCTTGCGCAAAATCTTAGTCTCGGACTTCACGACATCAATACTGAGGATTGTGGTCCCCCTAACGGTAAAGGAGGTGTTATTCTCGGCAATGAGTCTGGTCAGCTTCTTGTATTTAGTATCGTAGATGTACAGCAGTTCTGAGGCGACGATGTTCTCAGGAGCTATCGAGGAAACCCTCAGATCGTTGTCCATCAGCTTAAACTTGAGTTTGGCTACTAACTGTGAGGCAGACCTAACTTTCTTCCTACGGGGCTTCCTGGGCTTCCTCTGGGTGGATGAATAGGTCTCGGCATCATCAACTATCTTTTGCAGGAATTTCCTGTAGGCACCAAGCTTGCGCTTCCCAAGGTATTCATACCCAGTCATATCCAGATCGAGCAAGAGGGATCGGTAGTAGTCCGCAACGGTCTTACCATTGATGGGCCGGGCCTTCTTATCGACCAGCATCTGGTACGTACCTGGATCAAAATACTTGTACTCCCCCCGGTAGAAATTATCCAGGACTTCTTCAAAGTCATCGAGTGGGAAAATTGGAGGACGCACTATTGAAACCGGAGCTTCTTTCTTGGCGCAATCTATTCGCTTATCATTAATTTTGTCATGGAGATAAATGATGTGCTCTTGCTCAACATCCAAACCACGATTGAGCATCCTGGCAATAGAACACATTGTCATATTGATTTCATTTGTATTCGTGAGTGACAGATCATTCCTATGACAATACTCTGTCAACCATTTCTTGGCCCGTGGAACTTCATAGAAATGGTTGTACCAGTTAAGCGCCTGCAGATAATCAATCGGGGACTCGACCACTGTTGGCTCCGGCCCGAGATATTGCATGTCTGCATTTTTTATTCGTTTTTGTTGTGTCTTGCCCATAACCGTTCAGTTTATGAAGTGGCGGAGATATATGGCATAAAGTCCCAGAGAACCCAACGTCAGGGCCATCACCCCCAGAAATTTACACAGAACATCTAAATATTGGTCGTATTTACCTTTTTCTCTCATTTAGCTTGTTCCTGGCAAATAAACACAACGAATACGAGTAACTAGCCTTCCAGAATCGATCCATTCAGTAGCACAAATATGATACTTTGAATCTTGAGAAGCTCTTACTGAGAAGAAGTCACCATTGAACTCTTTGTTCCCAATTCTGATAGGATCGAATAGCTTGGTGTACCACATCTGATATCCAGGGAAATGCTCTATATTGATAACTGGGGTGCAATCCCTCTCATCACAGCAATCGGGATCATACCATGAGTGCGCCCCGGCAGTTGTTGTCAGCAGTACTATTAGTAATATGATAGAGAAGATCATCCCCAGCCATATATGCCAATCACGATATTTCATTAGCTTGTTCCTGGGATATAGAGACACCGTAGATTCATTTTAGCCGCTGGGGTGTGCTGCCGTTTACCATCTTCATCCAAAAATATATTGTACTTATATGCACAGATATGCATATTAGAATCCTTGGACTGCTTGATTTTGAAGGGGCGGCCATCCTTCTCGCGTATTTTCATTTCTTCATGAGTGATCTTCACGCCACCGAACATTTTGGAATGGTAGATGTTGTACCCATCCCCGTGGTCGACATGATCGACCACATTACAATCCTCGCCGGAACAACACTCCCAGTCATACCAGGAGTGCGCATGAGCAGTTGTTAAATGAACCAACCAAAACACGATGATAACGACCAGGATTGCAAAGAAACCTTTCGCAAATACTTCCCACATATTCATCACATCCTATTAGTGCCCAATTGCCAAACACCGGTATAGGTTTTATCGCCCTCTTTAACCGATACTGCTATGCCGATGATAGTAACCATGCCATGCGGCCCCTTTTGGGTCATGGTCATAACTTTTGTATCCATCATGGCATGTTTAAAGCGCTCTTCAAGAAATGCTTTGATGTCATCAACAAACTTTTTCACCTTCATTGTTTCCAGGTCAACCGTCTTGGTATATCCCAGAATCATATCTCCTATCAAATTTCGTGTCTCGACAGGAAACCCCTCGGTGGTGGTCGCATCAGTCGGGACCAGAAAATACCGCTTGTCGGCTTTCTCCTTAATGACTCTGGAATTTTCTTCAATAACCCTGGACTGTGGCATTTCCTGAGCATTGGCGACAGCCACAAACCACAGAACTGCTATAGTCAACGCAATTGCTATACCTACTATCATATTCATATTCATTACAGCATTCCTTCATACTTTTGTTTATCAGTGACCCACGTCATCATCACGAAGAATTCTTTCTGCCGTATTGGGAACGTGGGGTCTATTGCAACATATGATACTTTAACATCTACAAACTTGTATTTGGTCCCATTTGAATCATCCCAGTCTCGGGTACGAGATTGAACATGATATTTCATCACGGCCAGTACCTTAACATGGTCCTCCATAAAAACCTTGAGGGACTTCTCAGCTTCATTCACTGATTGCCGCCGTATATCTACATAGTCTTCGGCAGCCTCAAATAGAGCTTTGATTTGGTCGGTTGTTTCTCCTGGTGAATTCTTACTCCATGACATTCTGAGTTTTTTTAGATATCGATCTTTGATCTTGATTACTAAGTCAGATATTTCTATTTTCGGTACTACTGTTTTCGATTTAGTTCCGGTGACGCCGAGTAGTGTAAGAAATAATGCAACAAATATTGTTAGTATTGTTATTGTTAGTTGCTTTAGTGACATTAGGGAATGAGTCCAATCTTAATTTTTTTTGTTTGATCTATATTAGAGTGTATCTCATTGAATGCATCAGTTAACGTGTATTTCTTATCTATATGAAACGGCTCTTTACCAATATTCTCCCGGATAATATTGACCTCTGGTAGAGTCAGCTGCCGGAAATTCAGAACGCCATAGCAGCGACCGGGGCGGATCAGAGCAGGATCGATACGATCTACATTACTTAGGTTGGTGGTAAAGATCATCTTCTTGCCCTGGTGGGAGATCAGGCCATCGCTGATGTTCAGGAACTTGGCCATTTGCCTGTTATTATCCTCAGAACGCGAGGAGATCAGGACATCGGCATCTTCCATAACCAATAGGTCAGCGGATTTGTCCGTCATGAACTTGACAAAGAAATCATCCAGCTGAATGACTGCCTCATCAAATGTCATAAAAGTTTTGAGCTTATTGCGGAAGGCAAAGTCACGGACCAGGGAGGTCTTGCCGGTGCCGGGTGTTCCAATCATGACCAGGATAGAAGCATCAGATTTGAGAAAACCCTTCATGTATTTGGTGACGCCACCATTCACGAATGGGTAATAGATATCCTTCACCCGGTTTGGATTCTTATCGAACCTGATTGTCTTGGCAGATAGCCCGCCACTGCCATCACGGAAGAACCAATCAATGGTGCTCTCACGCTTTTTGAATTTCCATTCTTTGTGCTTCAGGAAATCGAATATCTCCTGAAAGCGAGCTTTGTCTCCGGTGATCTCGACCTGATAGACGCTGGTGTTCTCCTCATCCCCATAGCCGCAATTGAAAAAGATGTCCTCACTGACACCAAATACTGTGCGGGAGAATGCAAAGAACTTAATCTGTTTCTCTTCACAGTATTGTTTAATCAGGGCGGTAATAGACTGTACCGTAGAATTATCCTTCTGGAAATTCATATAGGCAAAGTCGGCATTACGTCCGGTCTTGTAATAGTTTTGGAGAAATTCGTAGAAGGCGACATACTTGATACCAGATGGCCCATCAGTTACATCAAAAACAGCGGGCGTCTCAAGCTTAAACATTTTGTAAAGTTTCCCTTGCTAATTTTCTGAGACGCTTTGCCCTGCGCCCATGAAGTTTTCTTGTGTGAATGCACGGATAATTACGCTCATCAGCTTCCATTATAGAACGTGAATAGCCGGGCCACATCATTGCATACTGAAGATCGATATTTGACCAATGGTGATACCTCAGATTCTTTAATCTGTAAAAATGCTCATCTCTGTAAGTGATACTGAGATCAAACATTATAGACAAATTCACCAACCTCGAATTCTTCAGTTTCTATGATGGGACGGACATCCAGGCTCTTCAGGGATTCGAGCACCTGTGCCCAGTGGACCTTGCGCAGCTCCCAGTTATAGAATAGGTCAGCATAGCTCTTCTGGGACAGCAGGCGGCTCTCAATAGACTGTGAGCCCTTTGTCAACTCAACTATACCCTGGTGCAAACATGATGCAAACACCTCCACATGAGCGCGCTTATCCTCATTGAAAGGATACATATAGGTCCAATTTGCAGAGGTCTCAGGCAGCGCAGCCAAATCGCTATGGACACACAGGCATTTACCCGACATGGCCTCCATGAGGCTTATACAGGACGTTTCAGGCCATGTAGAAGGGTAGGCAAAGATATGGGCCTGTTCGACCGCCTTACGCACATCCTTGTTACTAACCGTACCGTGATAATTCATATTCGGATGATCAGCAATCGCCTTGTACAGATCGGAAAACTCGTTGTCTCTCTGATCCCACCCATAAATCTTAAAGGATGAGTACACATTAAACTCGATGTCGGGGTGATCTTTGGTGAGGCGGTCGATGGCATAGTAGGCTACATCCAGACCCCGGTGGGGTGTGGTGTGATAAATCAGTCGTATCTTCTGAAAGTTTTTTTCGATCTTGTCTGGGAGAGGATCGATTGCATTCTGCAGGACCATGCATTTTTCATAGGGTATATTGTAGGCAGTTATGTACTGATCTTTCTGCCAGTGAGACACAAAGATGATCTTCTCGAAGCGGCTCCAACCATTGTTTTCAAATGCGGTCTTGGATTCTGGGTCTTGGGGAAGGTCATGGCACCAGAATATTCTGTGTCGATCTGGGTCTAACTCGCGAGGGCGCGAGGGAATAATCTGTACGTGCTCTAATTCCTCGGTGGTAAACTCTTTATCCAGGCGGCGGGCCATGTTCTCAGTACCGCCATTGGCATTTTCATTCACTTCATTCCATGAGATAGGCATAGTGTATCATCCTCTACTTTATTCTCCAGTAACAGTAATGGATTTAATGGATGTCACACTAAACCCCCGCCACGAATCTGTATCCAAATTATAGACTGTGAAAAACGATGTATTAGTGAAGGAGGTGCCTTCACCATACTCCTCTGGTAACCTATCTTCTCTTAAAGTGCAACGCCTTAGCTGAACAGTCTCCCCATTGAGCCGCTGGAAGACGACACTGCAAACATTGTTTTTGAGGAGAGAAAATATTTGATCGGGGTTCCAGGAATCAGAGACCAGTGCTTGATGGTCTCTAATCAAATTCTCATGGTCTCCCAAGTACTCACGATCCTTGAATACTATGGGCAACCTTACTTTTCCGTCGCGAATTTCTTCGGGAAGAAAACTCTTTAGGTGGGTAATATCTTCAGCCGTGTGGAGTACTACTTCTTTATATTCCACACTATGTTCTTTCATATACCGCTTGGCGGTTGTGCAGAAGGGGCAATTGTTGTTGCGCGTATAGATCGTATAGGTCATCATAGGTACTTCCTCAAGAAATATGGTAAGTCCTTGCGCAGTTCCCTTCGGTTGACTGTGTATTCATATAGATTGTAGAGAATTAAGACAGCGATTCCTAACCACACAATGCTGCTTATAAACATTATGATGGTCCACATAAATGTGAGATAGACCATAGATCATCCTAATAGGAGATTTCTCTTAGATTCAATCTCTTCCTTGATATACAGGTCAACTAGCCGGTTTGTGCGTGTTTCATCCAAATTAGGGAATCGCTTCTGCAATTCCTCATGGCAATTAGAGGGGTAGGCAATGCCTGCTCGCTCCAATTCTTTGATGTACATAAAATAATCAGCTTTAGTTTCTATTTCCATTATAGCACCCCGCAAAGTGATCCTAGTTAAAAAGAGAAGCGCGACTGGTGCCGTGCTCCTCTTACTTATTGTACTCTATTTTAGACCTTTGGTTTGGAACCAGTGTCCTTCCAGCTCTCAAACTCTTCATCATCATGTGTCTCTTCATATTTCGATAGTTTCACCCGTGAGTCGAATCCGTTTGCGTGCAGTACATCAAGGATAAAATTCTTCAAAACGGCGTGCTGATTAGCATAGTCTAGTGTTTGGAAGAATTCATCTTCATTCTCGACGACTTCTAAATGTAGTAGCCATTTTTTCATCTCTGAAGCTCCTGTTTAATATCTTACCACCACAGCGATCTGTAGTAACGTGCAAATAGTTTTAGTCCCTCATCAATTTTTTCATAGTAATCATTCAACCCATTATTATCAATATCATACCGACTTTCCAAATCCATCACATCAGCATCAGTATCTTTGATCTTGAAGAAAGATTCCTCGCCAGCATAATCACCTTTGACCTCGCCAAAGGACCAAATCATTTGATCTATGATTCCTTCCCATTTCAGGAGGGCTTCATTGTACATTTTCTCGTGTAGTGCCTGTGCCTCTTCTTCTGTCATAGCCGATACATCCACAGGATCAAGAAAATCAGAAGGCACTGCTCCCTTCTCTTTTACGTCTTCTTTAAATGCTACCAACACTGGATGAATAACCAGAGCTAGCGTATTATCGGCACTGTATGTATCCCAAGGATGCACAGCAACCTTTTCTATCCTGGGCTTCTTGGCCCGCTCTGATTTATAATTTCCGATGCGTACTTTCATTCGGTTTTCTCCTTAGTCGCCGCTGCGTTTGAAAAGATCGTCTGCCCAGTTGCTATAGATCATCGTTTTACCTTCTTTGGTACGACAAGCCCAGCGCCCATCATGGGTCTTATAAACACGCATGGCACCTTTGGCAGTGCATCCATAATAAAAGTTCCAGGGAGGCGTATCGCCATTTCCGACAATGTAGGGATAATCAGGTTTGAAGAATGCGGCCAGGAAAAATAGAAAGGCCGCAATTCCAAATCCCCATAAGAATATCTTTTTGTTAGTCATCTTGTGTCCAGACTCTGCCATCTTCGAGCTTGCAGGCCCAGCGCCGATTGTGGTCGCGATAGATGCGGAATGCCTTGGCTAGCTCGCATTTTTCTTTGAAGTATTTGGTAGGGTATTCGCTGCGTTGTTCCCAAGGCATTCTCCAGTCACGCTGCTCATTATCAAAACTTCTGAATGCCATTAACAACAAGAACAAACCAACAATCCCAACCAAGCCGTAGGTTAGTAATTTTTTATAGTCCATCGGTATTGCTGCTTTCTGTGTTCGACTTAATCACTATGGTTGTGCCATCATCTGTTGTTCTGCGAAGTTCTCGGCGCTCATCGGTGGTCATACCAATGCCAGTCTTCTCAGCCAGCCAGTCATTGATCCATCGCAGGTTCTTGAACGCCCAGACACTTCCGAAAAAGAAAACGGCCAGAGTAGATACGATTTTGAAAAAATCTGCTTCCATGGGTCCCTCCTATAGGCCGATAAATTTGTCTAGGAGCACATCAGAATACTTCCACCAAACGGCGGCGAGTCCCAAACCAATACCGATTGCAGCCGCCAAGCGCATTGTAAGGCGCACGGGCTTAGGTTTTCTGGTAGATTCGGTCATGCTATTCTCCTCGATAAAATATGGTTCACACCTATTTATGGAAATCAGTGCTTTGTGAACTCATTATCGGGGATTACATAGTGTACACTATAGACGTATTTTCTATTATAGTCTGTTATTCGCCCTTTGAGTTCTTCCAGCCGATCATAAACATCATCATCGACCCCCGAACCCATCTCATATAACTCATTGACCTCATCTCTTAGGTCTAGGTACTCCTCCAACAAGGCTTGGTATTCCAGAGCTTTTTGATTGCTCATTTCTTATTTCTTTTTCTCCTCCATCGTGCCAACCGCTTTTTGCTTCCAACTTTCCTGCGCCCGGATCGGGGTCTATTTTTATGGGGGTGTGGCGATGTACTATCCTCCAATTACAAAGCTGCCATGCAACTTTTTTGCTTCACTCAAATATGCAGGGGCATTATTCAACATCACTCCCTTGCTCTAGATATACTTTATCCATTTTTTTCTCCAGGTCTTCGATGCGGTTCTCAAGCACGAAACCCAATACAAATATTACCAACAGCGTTCCGAAAAACGCTGCCCAACCTGTTCTAGTCATAGCATTTCATACCCTTCATTATCTAGCGTGTAGAACACATTCTCGATTCCGAATGTGCAAATGGCCCGCTGACACCCCTCACAGGGCCGGGCTAGTCCTGATATCTTCCTGGCTCGTCCTCCATCCTCCCACTTCATCCTGGCGACATACAGCTCTGCCTTGCGCAGTAAAACTATGTCTGTGTATTTAAGGGCGTTTTTAATGGCATCGATCTCAGCATGAAGGTATATACAGTCTCTGTGTTTGCCGAATCGTGCCTGGAATGGGTGGGTTTTATAGCTATTGTGCCCGAGAGCTATCAGACTGTGACGTAGATATATCGCCGCCGCAATTTGCGTTCTGTATACCGGCGGTGAGTGACTTGCTACGTCACATAGGTCTGACAATCTCTGGTCTATCAAGTCCATGAACTTTGTTTTTTGCCTCTGTGGCCCGCTCGATAATTGATGCCATTAGCACCGCATATGCAAACAGACCAAAAACTAAGCCGATCATGAATATAGCTTCTTTCATCACAAGGAAATCCCAAAATGCAGCATGGCTGCTAGCAGTCCACCTATAGCCAACAAGATAAAAGTGAGCGTTATCGTAACCCCGATATCTTCCTTATCTCGTATGTATCTATTATATTTCTTATAGGCTTCAAACTCCTTGTGGAGTTTTGATACTTGCTGTTCTAGCTCATGTTCCCGTTGTGTCTTCTTTGTGTCCATTTTTAAATAACTCCCCTAAATCTGGGGGCCGGTAATTGGCCGACTTTTGGACTTTACCATAACTATTGTAGATGGGTTTACCATCATCATCAAGTTTGCTCATATTACTCTCATGAATTAATTCAAATGCGCGATCTAAATCGACGCCCATAGTAACCCCAGTGCCGTACACAACATACAGCAGATCAGTTAATTCTTTCGCGATCTGATCAGGATCGCCGCGTTCCATAGCTTCCATAACTTCGTGATACTCTTCATGAATAAGCCGCAGACGAAGAGGAAAATCACCGCTATAAGGATTACTAGCATCAAAACTATCTCGATGGCTAAGTCCAAAAGCTTCATGAAACTCCCGTACCTTCTCGTAGTTACTTTTTCTTTTTTCCATTCTGTCGCGCTTCCCAATGTTCGCATCTGAAGAACTCATTTACTACTTTTGGATACCAATGTCCCTTGACCTGTTCTTGATTATGGCACAGGCCAGTTTCTTGTAGTTCTGAGAAGAATGAGTATTTGCAATTTAAGCAATACTCTTCATCTTTTGCATCTGTTTTGGATGTCTCAATAAGATCATCCACAATGTCTTTTGTTGCCATCAAACCTGATGTGTTACTTCGTGTCCATTATTTAGACACCGAACGCTCTGAGTAACAGAAACAGGATTATCAAGCACACAAAAAGCAATACATGATTGTGGAAGTCTCGCGGGCCTTCTGGGCGTTTGAACTGATCCCAGAAGTTTTTCTGATTACGTAACATTCTTTACCCTCTTATATCAGGCGGGCCGCATATATACACATACCCCAGAATATCACTGCAAAGTACAATACCACCAGGGTTATGCCTATTTTAGTCAGTAGCCATAGCAAATTGCCTAATTTTTGCCAGCCGGTCCAATCACTCGCCATCTCACTCCTCCATAATATACGGACCCATTTGTCTACCCTAAAATTTTGGCCTTGTCAATACCACTCACCGGCCTCCTAACACTAAATATAGTATATATTTCATATAGTTAGGAGAGAATTCATGAAAAAACTTCTACTAGTTCTAGCTGCCACCGCTACACTAGTGGGTTGTAGTGATTGGACCGAACGCGGCTACTGGGACTGGAATCGAGAACGCGACAAAACACGCTGGGAACTCGAAAAAGATTCGTACCTACGCAACAAATCCGACAAACCCACTGTTGCGCTGCGGGATATTGCCAGTGTTTACGAGGACTTCAATCTCGTCATGCCAAATGGTAACCGTATTCGGGTGTGTTCTGCCTATGGGTGTACACACAAACAGGTATACAGAATATCCGCTGATACGCTCAGGAAGGCCAAAAGCTACTTCTCCGGTAGTTGGACAGCCAGCGGCGAGAGAAGCGGCCTGGAGAAGGCTCTACAGCACATTGAGACGGTCATGGGACCAGCTACTAACACTGCCGAAGACGCTCAGGGCGGTCCTCTCTTTGGTAATGGGAATTCTGGTCAGATGAATCATAGAGATGAGGCACTGAACACCACATCCATCCTGATGGTTATGTTCCGGTACGGACTAATCCGTTACCACGACCTCGAAGCTCCAATGTGGGTTGGCGGGACATTCTATCCGATCCTGCGTGATCGTAGCAATGGTAAGAGATATGGAATTGATACTGGCTATCGCTCCAGCGGTGGCGAGGTCAAGATTTTTGCCGTGGAAGATGGCGCGCCGTAACTTTCACAGCAATCCAGGAATTATACCACTCTTCACTTAACAACACATCGTTTTCAAATTGGAACTTCGCCTCATAATAAGATGCCTCCCCAAGGGTCTTACAGAGGCGGAGTATTTCCCGTTTGAAATTACCTGCGCCTTGGCGCTCCACATCTTCACAAAGGAGGTTGTTTGAACCATAATAGGTTTCCCAGTCCGATGGACTTTGGACTTTTCTTTTTCGGGATTTACCTTTTAATGGTGGCTTGGTTCTTAATTTTGTAAAGCGTTTTTTACCAATATATTTGCGTCCATCATCTAGATTCGTGATCAGGTACACAAATGCCTTGTGGTCACCGATGTCGCTCGCCTGAAATTCCTTGCCTTGATATAGCCACATAGTAAAATACCCCTAGAATGAACGCCTAGAGGTATTTATACGTATTACTACTATTTTGCTGACTTGGTTAAAAATAGTAGTAACGCGATTGGAGCGGGGTTTACTGTCAACAGGCTATCTCCATAGTTGTATGAACCATATTCACCGGATCATCCATCGGAAAATGGATATTGTGGGTCTCCTTATCCGTCCTGATATAAATCCTCACCATCCTATTCGTCATATCATAGTAGTGCAAGGTCTTGATCACCTCTGCATCATTATTACTCAGGTTCTTCAGATATCTCATTATGAAGGTTTCGAAGCGGCGGGCATCAAATCCACCATCAAGCTGCTTCTCGAAATCCTTCTTGATCTTCTGGATATTCATTTTGGTGTGTCTCCATATATTCAAGTAGTTGTTTGCTAAACATCCAGTTTACGGTAATACCTAATGGCCACCCATAGGCCGCAAACAATAGTAACATATATGCCAGCAGACGTGATGACATACTAAAGCTCATTAGGATGCGCAAAGTTTTGTTCTGTAGATGTTCAAATATATTGAGCAGTCTAATGAATATAACTGTAGAAACTATGATGTAAAGCGTCACTAAAACTGAGATCATTCTTCCCCGAAATCTTCATCCTCAACAATGTCATCATAGAGTTCGTCGCTGTAGTAGCGCTTGTCTATGATGTTATCAAGCGCTTCGGATTCGCCATAGCAGTCATCAACATAGATATCGATATCGTAGTCCTCAAAGACATTCAGTAGATCATCATATAATAATTCTCGATTTTCAGCGGGCACATTCTTTTCCACGGCTTGAATAATTTCGTGGAATATGCCGCTCTCTCCAGTAGGTTCTTTCTCCATTGGTTACTCCTTATGCTTCGCATCCCGTTGCAGCTGTACATGCCAAAGTTTGAGCGCCCTCCACATTATCTTCGTTCTCGATCAGTGCTCCCCAATCGACATCACTGGGCATATCTTTCATCATTGCATCATACTCTTTCTTATCAATCTCCTCGTATGGTGCCTGCCTATATGTCCCGCCATCATAGGGAAGGAATGCGACACCAGATAGCTCATCAAAATGTTTCCAGACCCAGGCCCCAACCATTGGCCATTCGTGCTCATGTACGGAAACCGTAACACTTGGTTTGTGTTCACACCAATTTCTTTGATATACAAGCCACAAATTCAGGTGATCGATAGCATCGATCTGTTTCCTGGTAGTTGCAACCTCCGGTGCCTTCTGAGGGAATGAAAAAACAACATTCTGTGGGTTCATCACATCAGGTTCAAATGGTACACCGGCATCAATCATGTGCTGTGTCAGCGGGTCTTTAATGTCATTGCGAACTCTACGTATATAGTATTTGGCGTATCGTGGGTGGATGCCCGATGCAGCATTAACTAGCTGTGATACGGTCCCGGATGGCTTCACACAGGTAATTGCCGCCGATGCAGGAATATCTAATTCATCTGCCCATTTGATATTGGTCTTGATCGCAAAGTCGCGTAGATTACTAAGGTTCTCTGGTAGTTCTTTACTTCTGTGATTGTTCAGTTGTTTGTTGTCATAGATACCCGTCAGGGACACACCCAGCAGGCGTTCTTCCTCGGTGTTACGCTTCCAGATTTTCCGAAGATATGGGAAATTGGTTAATGTGCTCTGGAATGTTCCAAGGATAGTTGCCAATTCGACCTTCTCCATCAGGTCTTTCCAGTCATCTTCGGCACGCACCACAACTTCCGTCAAATTACAGAATTGTTGTGGACGGAGTATTATTTCAGAGCATGGGTTGGTTCCGAATTCGTGGTTGGGATCGCGGCGGCCCAGCTTCTCGCAAATATTGATAGATGCTTCTCGATTGAATAGCCCGCGCTCGCCGCTCTTAGAATTATAGAGGGCTAGCCACTCCTCCATAAAAATACCAACATCAGGCTTTTCTGTATAACAGGCGCTGTTGTTGGATAGTGATCGCTGTGGATTTTGTTCCCACCATGCCCCGCTCTTGGCGTGCCTCATACGATCATCAGACAGATTGCTGAGGCTGATCATGGCCGATCTACGCACTCCCCCCACCACAATGGTCTCGCCCACCTTACACATCAAATCATGAGCTTCCAGAGAGGTTAGCTTACGCCCGGCGGCTTCTTTGAAGATATGTACCGTGAACTTGAATAACTCATCCAGAGGACCAGGACCGGATGATCTACCACCAAATGTTTTGAGTCTGGCACCAGCAGGGCGCAACCGGCTCAAGTCCCACTGAGGTATCTCACCCGAGTAAAGGAGCGCAATTAACATCCGCAAAGATTTTGACCAACCTTCTTTCGAGTCCTTGACAACAATGGTTGTCTCGCACGGGAATAGCTGATCAGGAACTTCTGGCAATTTGTTGACATACGGACGCTCAACGGAAAAGCCGACACCGGAGCCATTCATCAGGATGTGCATGGCCTCATCAAAAGCCTTGACATCATCAACCGGAAGGTAAGAACAATTATAACCAGCTGTGTTATCGCGCGCCAGGGCCTTACCAGCAGTCATTAGAGACCGCATCGAGGGCATCACATCAAAATTAGTAATGGCAGCATGGAGTTTGGTATAGAGATTATCGGGGAGTTTGTAGCCAAAATTCGCTTCGAGGTGCAACCGCATAAACTGCATGTATCGCTCGGTAGTTTCATTCCAGTGTTCTCGTCGTTTCTCTTCATCCACAAATCGCGCATACCGAGATTTATGAATAAATTGGCTATACAAATCCATTGAGCTACCTCTTATTTTTCGAAATTGTTTTCTTTGAGTATCTTACTCAGGTGCCTGTTACCATCCAACCAAACATCTGCCAGATATCTCCCGTATTTTCCTTTTTTGTCCTTCTGTGTTCTGAGCACAACTTCGGTACCTTCGGGCAGCAATTCTTGTACAAATGCCTTTGCCTCCTGTGCTCTCTTTCGTTCGTTTAAATCTTTGGAACGCAACTCTGGGGTATCAATATCCAGTAGGCGCACTTTTTCCTTATGAAGAACCGTGCTGAACCCCATATCAATATCAACTTCCAGAGTATCACCATCGATAACCCTGCGCACGACCGCTCGGTACTCATACATCTGATCGATAATCCTCAGAGATGTTTGTTATTTCTTGAATGATTTCAGTAGTGGTACCATTACAAATGTAATGGTTTGGATCATATACTAGCAGGAGGTCCAGTATGGCCTTGTCTATTTCTTGTGATTCCTCAAGGGTATGAACTCTGCCGTTTGATGTGTGGTATTTATTGTTGCGCTGGATGTAATAGTTGATATTGTTGAATTGTGCGAAGGTTTCTAGGAAAAACTGTTCCTGCAAATAGATATAATCCTCATCGAAAAACTTTTTTTCTGTGCGTTTGAGGAAAAATTTTAGGTATACTGCATTGAGCAACAGCGGGCTATCGCAGATAACAAAATCTACCTTGTCCAATAATCTGTAGATGCGCCGATACTGCTCGGCAAACAATTTGATCTGGTTGTGCAGTAGGGAGACATTGCCTTCCCAGGTCACATCCTTGGCATACTCTGATGCCAACTCACAATTAATACCATCCTGCTTCATCAATGAATAGATGCCGGTTGCAATCGTGGATTTGCCGGTTCCTGGGCCTCCTATGATGTTGATGACTTGAGTCTTAGTGTCCATTGTAATAACCCTTCATATGTCTTGTAGTTTGGTCTACCATCTGCCGTTGGGCCGTAATCCCAATCGGTTCAAATACTTGCTTCCAAATATCAAAAGTGACCTTACCCTCGACATCGTAGTTTATTTTCGTTGCGATGCTATTCCATACATCTAGTTTAAATTTATGTGGATTATTCATTCCGTTTCCTTGCGGTCTTACACACCACTTCTCCTTCATGGATAGAATAATCCACCATACCGTCTTCGCCCATACAGACCGAGATAATATAGGTATCATCACCCAAAGATGATGATCCTTTTATGCAGCCGATCATAGGCATTCTTTCCCCGTTAATGAACAAAACTTCATCGTTACTTTTATATTTCATGTACCTTTCTCCACTCATTCAGTTTTACCTTGGCTGATAATCCTCGATACAAGTTCTCCCATATGATCTCTTCTGGATTCAGTCCGACCAACACCATATCATTGATGTCCTTCTGTTCGATATAATCCGGCCAGATACAGACTCGATAGTACTCATCGATCTTCTTTTCATACTTCTTGATAATCTCTACATTTCTGGGCTCATTATCATACACAATGATCGCATTATCAGCATCCATCGAATGGAAATCCGCGCCTGCCATCGCGCAGGCATTCGACAAGAACATTGCATCGAATGGCCCCTCGGTGATGAAATACGGTTTGTTGAAGTCGCACTTATCCCAATTCCAAAGCTTGGGTTGATCCTCATCGAGCATGATCGTGATGTAACGCAGCTCTGTAGTATATAGAGCGCGGCCCTGGAAGCCGAATAGAGTCCCCCCAGGCTTGAAGAATGGGATCACAACCCGCGCATCTGACTTGCCAACGTACTCAAACTTTCCTGGGAAAACTGAATTAGTGAAGCCCCGGAAGTTGTCTGTGTATCTCAGATCGTTATACCACTTCGATGGTATCTTGCGCCGGTCTAGCCACTGGCGGGCATGGTGGTGCTGATCCAGGGAATTGATGGTAGGGAGGGTATCCAGAGCATTCAGATTGGTATGTACCGGCTCCGGCTCAAGAATATCTGCAGTAATCTTGATGTTATCATGATCAACCAGAGACTCTTTTACATACTCCTGGTACATGCCATAGTCGAGGTCTTTCAGGAAATACTTGAGAGTCGTGGATTTGCCACAGTTGTGGCAGTAGTAGAAGAACTTGCCCTTGTTCTCAATCAGGTAGCCGCGCGCCTTGCGCGTATTCGTTTCCGAATCGCCACAGTACCAGCACGAGAAGTTGAAGAGTCTGGCAGATTTTTTCTTGAAATTGCGGAGATATGTACGGGTAAGTTCAGCGTACTTAGAGTCTATATATGACATAACAAACTGGGTAGCACTAAAGCATTATGGAGTCAACTGGCTCTTCAATTTCTTGTTCTTATCTAGCTGTGACATCAAGCGCTTCAGTGTACGTGTCTTTTTTTCCTTCTTGTCCTTCAACCCGAGTAGGGGAGGAGCATAATCAACCTCACCACCGCCGCCATTACCATCCGTTCCAGAAGACCCCATTTGGTTAGCCGGGCCAGTGCCTTCATCTTCCCTGACGTACTGTTCCCTCAATTTCTTGTTCTTTTCCTTCCAGGCGGCGGCATATAGCACCTTCTCCCAGCGATCACCATACTGCTCTTTAAAGCCCGACTTGCGGTCTCTGATCCAATCTTCCATTCCTGGCGGGGCGGTCTCTTTGATCATATCTGTCGAAGCCTCTGTGCTATAGTATTATCGATAGGCCATTCATCTGTGTAAATAATCTCCTCCTCATCAACATTGTACAGCATATCTGGCATGGAATTCAACAAGATCAAGAATGGAGTGATGTATTTAATTTGAGGACGCATCTTCAGGTATAGTATTCGTGGTAGGTGGCGGGGACCGAATACATTGTATAACGTCATGACATGGTTAAGGATCAACTGTTCTCGTAACTCACCTCTTTGTTCATAACGAGTAATCAATTTTTTAATATACTTAATTCTGTTCAAGTCTTCCCTGAACTCCTCAATATCAATACATTGTGGATTGTCATAGTGTTTAGCGCAGTACAGGAAGTAGTTCTTGTGAGTAAGAGGTTCCAGTATCATCCATTAAAAGGTTTCTAAAGTAATCCGTCTAATAGTATCATCTGCAATTGCAATATAGAGATAGTTACCATCATACCAGATACGTCCTTTCGGCACAGTATCAGTAGATGTAGATGGTGTATTACTATTAACAGCAAATATCTGATTAGCACGAGCAACATTAACAGTTACGTTAGCAGCCGAGTTGTTAAAGAAATTTTGAATTGTACACTTTTCAGTATTCGACCCTGAGTTGGCCACGAGTACCACGAAATCGTTTGATGAAGGTGCAGTACACGCAACCAGCTCAGATATTTTTCTACTAGCCATTAGTTACCTATTATGTATTAGGGAATGCTACGTCTTCATCATCACCACTGATTCCACAAGCCACCAGAACCTCTGCCTGAACGCGACCTGCGCGACCACCAGTGCCTTTAGTGACGAGTACATGGCCGCTGTGAGCAACAGACTGGGCATCATTGAATTTAGATGTAGTGATATTCACCAGAACATTAGCGCCCGTCTGATCACCCTCTGGGGTCAGCAAGAAGTTGCTGCTGCCTGGGCTTGCGGTATAACTTCCTTCGGTAGCCACCGAAAGTACTTGCGCACCCAACTCAACATTCAGAACCAAACTGGTACCAGTGCCCGTGACATTAGTTGTTGCTGGGTTAGCACTCGGCACATCAGCAGAGTTAGCATATGAGCCCGGTTTGATGAGGACAATAGATTCAACATTGCCGGTAGCGTTTGCAGTCACCTGGAATGTTGCAGCGATACCTTCGCCTTCATCTAATGCAACAATATCACCGGTCGTATAATCCTGACCAGCGGCTGTGTTGACAGCATAGGTTGAGACTTGAACCGTTTCGACATTGATTACTGCATTGGTAGATGATGCGAGATTTGCCGTAAACTGGGTAGTTCCGTTTGATGTAATCAAAACACCAATACCCGCATTAGCGCCTGGAACAGCGCCAATAATTTTGTATAGGTCGTATGTTGTTTCGTTATCGGCTACACCATAGGTACCAACTGTTGCACCAGTAACGAATGCGTCACCAGTATTGTTACCAAATAGCGCATCACGGTTAGCACTATTGGCAGGCAGTTTTACACTAGTCGGTCCCCACAATACACTATTAGCAGCCGAGTCGTCGTTTTGCCATTGTGCCATTTTTATTTTTCCTTGTCTTCTGTATCTTTAAGCAACATATCTAACATGTATTTAGATGTTTCGGAAAGTTCTTTCTTCTCTCCATCAATGGTTACTTCTAGACCTTTCCTACGTTCAACACGGCGATCTCTCGCAGTTCGTTTTACTCGTTTTGGTGCCATTGAAATTCTAGACCCCACAGTAATTCCGTCGATATGATCAATCGACGTGAGTTGTCTCTGTTTTGCCAGACGCTCTTCTTTGCGCTGGCGCTTGCGATCTTCATGTTCCTGTTTGCTAACCCGCTCGTGGTGTTTAGGACGAAGAGGTGCATCCTTTTTAACATCCAGATCAGGTTTCTTGAACAGTACTCTCTCATCCTTCTTTTTTGGCGTCTCTTTCAGGACCGGCTCCTCAATTTTGGGGGCGGCCTTGCGAGGCTTAGGAGAAGGAACATTCACTGTTTCATCTGTTGCAACAGGATCAGGCTCGATCACAGGTAGATCGCCAACCACTGCTTCTGCTGTCGTATTGATAGCCTGAAGTTCATCCGGGGTTGGTATCTTGAACAGAACCTTCTTACTTGTCGTGTTCGACTCGCTCATCAGCTACTTCCTCTTCTGCTTCTGCTTCTTCTTCGGCCAGCATTTCCAAAATCAAATGCTCAACTTCATCCTCAGAAAAACCTTCACTCAGAAGATGCTCGATGTGCGGAGACAGCTCTTCTTCGAGGGCAGAAATAATTTCTTCCTCAGTAAGTTCAACTTCTGTCTCTTCAACTTCTTCACTCTCACCAGTCAGCTTCTTCTTGTACTTGTCCACAGTGGACTTAGGAGCTGACTTTGTTCCATCCTTGCTGTAAACCATCTTATCTCCATCCTTGTTAGGATCAATGGCATTTGGCTTCCCATCAGCCATTTCTTGAACTTCCTCTTCCTTTTCAGGGATCAAAACTTTAGCAAGAGCTGCTTTGAAAGAAGGAGTCACAAATTTCTTATCGTAATGCATCTTAGTCCTCTTATGTTTCAATGATTTTTCTAAATCGTTGGTTTGTTCTATTTCTTTTAAGATGTCTGAGAGTTTCTATGTTCTTATTTATAGTATTGCGAAGGCTATCGATGGGGTTACCAACGACCTGATCAGCCCCCTTCTTAACAAGCTCATGCGCCCTAGCAACATCAGGGTTGGGAGATGTTCCCTTATTACGAATATTGCGAAGAACGGCCACCATCATTTCTCTGGGCGTTGCTTTGTGACCCAACATGATTGGGTCGCGCGGCACCATTGTATTATCTCGCATTCTTGAATAAGGTTTAGATTTCATGTTCTTGTTTTTCTTTTGGTACACACTTGAATCGTGCTATTTTATATCTTGGGTGTGTTGATTTCCATTTTGCTAATTCTACAGCACCGTAATGCTGACATTGCCAGGGAGTTACCCATTTTTTATTCTCTAAAAAAGTTACAGTATAGTCGTTACAAATTTGTGGGTTGGTCCCTATAACGCAAGCTGTAAAGGCAAGAATGATCATGTATCATTTCCTTTTGTAGTTTCTTTCCATTTGGTGGTAGCAGACATTGTGCGTTTTTGTTGTTTTGCACGATTGCGTCTGGCTTCCTCCTCACGTTTCCTCTTTTCCATATCTGTAGTGGTGCGCTGCTGTTCACCCGAACGGGCAGCATTTCTCTGGCGGCGAGCGCCTCCGGGTCCAAGTCTATTCATAATCATTTCGTGGAGTTTCTCTACAATATTAGCCACGGCCTAGTTTCCCCATCATGCGCTGTAATAGCGATTTCTTGGCTGCGGGCGGCTCTTCTGTCTTGGACACTGATGATCTAGGAGCAGAACGCGGTTCCATACCACGCGGCCTCTTGAATGCTCTGTCATTAACCCTCTTGGCTTCCTGTGGGGAGACCTCTAGGTTACGTTTAAAGTTGTCACTAGCCTCTTTTTTCCACTTATTTTTGATGCGGCCCATTGCAGCCGTGGCCACAACCTTTTCCTGTGGAGACTTGGCATTATCACGCATTTTCTTGATGTGATGATGCCCATCATCGGCTTCGTGTTTTTTTATGCTGTCCCGAAACTCGGGGCGAACATTCTCATCCAAGTTTTCTTTCAGTGCTTTTCTTTTCATCGATCTGTATGTCCCGTATCTACGCAGCACATGCTGTCTAACTTTTTCGTAAATGGCATCATTGGTCAGTACTGTATCTACAATCTTTTCTAGGACACCAAAAATTCTTTCTCTATAATCCTGAAACCGTGCATTCCTATTTACATCCTGGAAAGCAATCAGGGTTCGCTGAAGTCGTTCTCGTTTCTCCAACCCAATTCTTAGCAGGTGGATAAATCGTGATCTGGCCCTTCTATTTGTGGTAATGACTGATTTACTAAGATCAGCCCCCAGGCGCTTACCTGGGACATCCCTATCACTCATCGTTGTTTACGACCATGTAATTTCTTCTTGTGACGTGGATCATTCTTACCATCCTTGACACCAACCAGCTCTCCACGCAGACGATCAGCTTCAGCCCGCTTCACAGCAGGTCTCAGAATTCTTGTGAGTTTCTTGGTGATTGCTTTACCAGCGCCCTTCTCGATCATCTTATCGATGGCGACCTTATCAGCCATCCCCAGCTTTCTATATTGCTGGCCCCGCTTACCGGCAGAGCGTTTACGCATGATCGATCTGGCAAGTCGTTGAGCGCGAATCTTCAGGTTCTTATCGGGAGCAAACTTAACGCGAGCTTTCTTGCGAGCAACAGCCAGCTTACGTGCTGTCCGTATCATACGCTGTGCAAGCTTCCTACGATTGGCGACAGATAGTGCCTCCATCATAGACTGTGTTTTTTTATTGGTTATCTCAGGCCGAAAGTCCAGAAAAGGATTAAAGTTCCGCTTCTTCTGTTCTTTTTCTTCTTCTTTTTTATCGGTTTTTTTAGCCATAATGTGCCCATTTATTATTTTTCTTGTTTATTTAGGCAATTTCTGAGCTTAATTGGGGAGCCAGATATAGTCGGACATTGAGGCATGTTTCATCTTATACCCCAGGCTTTGCATTAGCTGGCCCAATTCCTTATTCTTATTCTCGACAATAACAACTGGTTTGAACTTCTTGATTGTCTCGATGCCACCCCTGATGGCTTCTAGTTCATAACCTTCAATATCCAGTTGAATCATATCACACTTACGAACGCACAATGAATCGATTGTAAACATCGGCACGCGCCCGGCCACTTCATTGTATACGGTAGTGAAAACACCTCGATTGGTCTTGACATGCTGATCATTGACAACACAGGTACCAACCTTTGGTCCGAGTGCTGCATGAAAATGATAGACATGTTTGCAGGGGGTGTTATAGGACATGCAATAGAAGTTTAACCAGTCAGGCTCAAATGCATATACATTCTTGAAGCGTTTGGCATATGCCCTGACATATACACCCATATTGGCACCGGCAGTGATGATAAGATCACTACCCTTCAGGTCTTCGAAATATTTGTGTCTGTGTGAATTCTTCCAGTCCGAGAACGGGCCTTTCCAGGCTCCTTGTTCGCCATGCGGCCACATCCATTGATCACCAAGTCCAGGCTCTAATTCTTGTTCGCGCATCTCGACCAGACTAGCTACATTCATCGTGTTAGCTATTCTTGGCACGGATAGCTTCTTTGAGGACTTCTTTATTTTTCTCGACCACCGATTCTTTCCGCGACCTGATACGACTCGCAGTGGTCTGGACACCCCAGTTTTCTTCGGCTTTTGCGTTAAATTCACCGGGCTTGTAAACCTTGTTTCCATCCGCAGATTTTACTTTCCCTGTGCCCTGCTCATAGTTACGAATGCCGTGTTGTCTGGCCAGCTCGCGGGATTGATATTCACCATAGTGCCTAGTGCCACTACCCTCTGGCTTCAGTTGTACCTCATGATAGGTTACGCGCTTTGGCTTTCCCATAATGCCGCGATGTACTACTTTGTAGATATGCTTTTCCATATGAACGCTCCTTTTTGCTAATATTTATGCGTTGAATGGATTTGTCAAGAAAAAACCACGGGGTAAACCCATTGAATGCGCCACCTGCATTGAGCCAATTGATCATGCTAACTGAGGATTTCTTGTTGGATTGAGCAATCACATGACCTGTGTGTTCCTCGATTATTTTACCTCTATTGAACTTATATTTTCCCATTGTTGATTAGCAGCCTCCTCTTTCTACCAAATTCTGCTGTATAAACTCTATCCTTATAGCCAATAGCAGAATGTGTACAGAACTGTACTTCTTTAAACATATCCGGGTAACCCTCCAAATAACTCATTGTGTACTTTGGGTCTTTTATTCCTGGCGCATGATGTTTGGTTCGATGTTTGTCGCAATTCATGGTTTTCTGATAGTGCTGACTAGAAAAAGCCATTGAACTTTGCTCTATCAATTTCGGACCTTCCCCCCATAGGTGTCTGGTCTGCAACTGGGCCATCGAGCACATCTTCCTGAGCTTCTTGGTCAACATCATAATACCTCATCTTAGGTTTATCTATTCCAATCACAAACCGGGTGTCGTGCGTCGGATCGCCCAGGCGATTCTTCAGTTGCTTGACCATTTGCTGATCCAGTTCATTCAGCTCATCTGTTGAGATAAGGGCAAACATTAGGTCCGTCGTGGCAGGCAGTCCGAACGACTCCGCTGTGTCTTCTAAACCGGGGTCTGAGGAGGAAAATCCTGCTCTATTTGTTTGGGTAGCAGTGATTATAGGTATTGAGCACTCAACTGCGAGGCCCCTTAATTCCTCGGCAATTGCTTTGATGTACTCATATGATGACGACATGCCACGACGAAGCCTAGATGAAGCACAGATATTGATGTAGTCTACATACATCACATCCGGCTTGAAATGTTTCTTGAGTTTCAGTTCATTTAGTAGGTGTTTGAAATTCAGTGAGGAGGCACTGGTTGTTGGATATTCCTTGATGATCAGCTTGCCTATTGTCTTGACCAGATTGATCCGGCGTTGATACTCATCCTTCTCAATCCTGGCTAGCTCGGCTATGGGTGTATCCAGGATATTTGCATCGATGCGCTCGGCAATACGCCAGTCCGCCATCTCTAGCGTGATATACAGCACATTCCTGCCGCTCTGAAGGTCATGGGCGGCCTCTGAGCACATCCAGCGGGACTTACCCACCCCGGTACCTGCCAGGGCCACAGTGAGCGTCTTATCAGGTAATCCGCCTCCTGATATTTTATTGAACATCTGTAGGGAGAATGGTTTGCGTACCTCAACACTGGTATAGTGGTGCCAGCGAGCCTCCCAGTCTTCCAGGAGGTTGTGTCCGATATTCGTATCGAATGAGACCGAAAGTGCCTTGGTCAGTATCTCGGGTATACTGCCTTTGGTGTCTGGTTTGTTTTCGGCAATATCAATCGATGACAGCAGGGCAATATGAATCGCCCGCTCCTGACAGAAATGCTCAGTCTTGTCGATGATCCAGTCGAGATCGAAACTCTTCTCGGATCGGAGACCATCTATTGTGCTTTTTGTACTCTGAAATAGTTCTTGACTGAGATTGTCGGTATTTGACAGCTCTATCTGTAGGGCTTCTTTACTCGGGAGGGTATTGTATTTGGCGAGGTATTTGCCGATCAGTTTAAATAGAAGCTTCTCGGCCTTACCGTGGAAGTATTCCTCTCGAAGATAGGGCAGACACTTACGAACATAATCATCATTCTCAATCAAATTCAGAAGGACGACTGTTTCTAATTTCAACGCTGATCCTTCTTGAGCCACCGTTCAATTCTGGCATCATTTTTCATTGCATCGCGCATCATATCCAGCACCACATGTATGGCGACCTCTTCCGCCACGCGCGCAGTGATTCGCTCAACATCAATACCATCATATATGCTATGCACTGTGTTGACAATAACCACTTGATTATTCAGGTTGAATACGACCTTGACATGATAATCCTTGAGGTCTTGCTCAATGATCATGGAGCCCTTGAAGAAGTTACCCCCCAGGTTGAGTTTGGTAATAACCACCCCCTGATCACGTCTTTCCTTCTTTCTCAGAAACTCCTCGGTCGCCACTACATTGTTTGCCACGTTCTTTAAGCACCTTTTTCGCCATCTTCTTGAAGCTTTTGCTGAGTACCTTATTGCAGGTATCAGGATTATTCTTGATCCAGCCAATGATCATCTTATAGGTATTTACCTTTTGCTCCAGGCGACGAATGCGTTGCTCTTGATGATCCAATACTTCTCTGTAGAAACTATCTTCCATCACATTCCCCTAGTGATAGGCTAGCTGCATGTATATTATAACAATAATGAAAAGCCAAACCGGAATTAATTGGACAATGACTCGGTGCCAGTCATCACTATTCATAGATTACTCTTTAATACTGCTTGCTCTGCAATATCCTTGATATCAATAACAGCATCTATACTTTTCAGCGCGAGTCTATTTGCGGGTTTGTCATCCAGGCGATCCAAAATATCAAGCACCGCATTTCTAAACAGGTCGCGCTCGTGCTCCACCTCTGAGATTTTTATATCCAGGCGGGCAATGTAGTCATCATAGAATTTTTGATCGCGTTCTTTCATACTTTCCTCATCCATCACTGTCCGTATAGATATTCTTTCTGCGCGGCCTCTTCTAACTGTTCCATGACTTCTTCGGTATAAACTTCTTCTGGGTGCTCATTTATGTATTTGCCGTAGACTTTTCGACCATCTGACAATTGATATTGGGTTGAGACTTTTTTGATGATGCCGTACTTTTCTCCGAGAGATAGCAAACCAAAATACTTGTCCAGGCCGTGTTCATACGTGAGGAGAAGCTGCGTTTCCGCATTCTCTCTTGATATCCGTGACTTTTGGGTCTTAACCGCGATAATATTACCAAGTATCTCATTCGTATCTTTCGTGCGCGTGACCGCCTTGTCTTGCTTCTTTGTCAGGAACAGAATAGTGGACGCCGCATATTTCAGACCTGCGCCGCCACCCATCTCTTTGGTCGGAACATATGCCCCCACCACATCATAAATATGATTGGTAAGTATCAGAGGTACTTGTACCTTAGCCAGATGTAATGTCAACACCCTGAATGTGGCTCGCACCAACTGCGCACGGGTCATGTCGCGGGTGTCCTTACCAGCCTCGCTATCTTCCATTTCCTTACTGGTTGACAACATCCCAAGACTATCCAGCACAATGAGCATCTGTGGCCGATCTTCTTTGGCCTCATATGCTCTGAGTATCTTGATCACATGTGTTCTGAATTGCTGCAGGGTAGCCACCTCACAGATAATTACCCGGTTAGCATCGATACCCCTGGCATCCATCATGCTCCGGGTCACAGCAGCCTCGGTGTCGTAAAACACCACCAAATTTTCGGGGTTGGTATCCAGAAAGTTCTTGATCACCGACAGCGCAAAGAATGTCTTACCAGTTGCAGATGCACCTGCCAACGCAACAATCTTATTGTTGGGGACGCCGCCATACAGGCTACCAGATAGAATTGCATTGAGCATATAGCAGCCAGTATCAATAAATCCCGAGAACTCGGCAGAACCCTTTTCATCGGCTGCTATTGTAGTGAAATCATCCTTCATTTCCTCAACGAGGTCTTTCACAAAGTTCATTGTCTTCCTGATTCCTCTAATATTTTCCTATTGGACTCTTCGATAATTTCATCGATGTTAGGACATCTCCAGCCACGATTCAATCGCTGTGCCTTCCTACAGAAACCGATCATATCTCGGGAGCGCCAGCGGTGGTAGATGCTCCTCTTTTTGGCCAAGATTTCCTCGACCACATCCAATTCCTTATCGAGCTTTTCAACCTCTTTCGTTGTCTCGATCACATCTTCTTTGATAATTTCTCTCGTTTCCTGAAGGTTTTTATTAGACAATTTCAAGATGCTGAGTTCTTCTAAAACATCAATCTTTAGCTGGTCTCTTGCTATCTCTTCATAAACCCAGTGGCCTGCCGCCAGGAAAAGACCGCTCCAAACCACAAGAACCAGAATAAGAAAGGCCAAGTTATTACTGAACAGCTTCTCTACCATCCTATTTCCCATTATATACAGGGTCCTGACCGTGTGTTTTGATATCATTAATTTTCGGGCATTTCCAGCCAGGATTCACTTTCTCCATATCCTTACAAACCCGCTTAACATCCTCCATTGTGATATGAAGATGATCATTCTTATCAATGGTTTGCAAAAACTGCTGTTGATTCACAACAGCAGAGTCCAGGTTTTCCAGATTCTGTAATACATTCTGTTTTAGTTGTTGTTGTTCTCGCTCTATATTCAGCCACTGATTTAGTACTACGAGCATTCCAGTCCATATCATAAACACCAAAATATAAAAGGCTATTTTATTTGAGAATATCTTTTCTATCATTCTTGGGTATTGATCTCTTTATTGTTGTTACCGGTTTCGTTACAGCGACCGGCTTTCTTTGAATTGGATTATCTATATAGCGCAGTATATATCCAGTACCAATTAGTAGAGCAATTGCCAGCGGGTCAAACACAGCAACCAGGATAATGATCAATCCTCGTACTGCGGTGTTCAATTCTTCTGGATTTGCATCGCCATAAATGAGATTTACAACATATTTGAGAGGGCCAACTTTTGACTCAGAATATCTTTTCTTGGTCTCCAGGAGAATCTTCTCCTCTTGCAAGTCCAAGATTTCACGACGGATTTCCCCCTTCTGATCAATCAGTTCGCGCTTGTCCTTCGTGTACTTTCTATTTAGTTGTAAGCTTTTGGTGACATACCCCTTGCGGGCTGCCTCTGCTATGACGTTATCGATCACATTGATCTGGTTGTCAATAGTCTCAATCTGTTGATTCTTCGAATCAATTTGCACATCATAGGATTTCAGCTTGCCATCATACGTAGTCGAAATTTCTGTCTTCTGAACAATGTGCGCCTTGGCCAGGAAACCGTAGATGCCCAGAGAGGTAATGCCCATCAGCACGAGCACCGCACAGACCAGATAGGATTTGACACTGATTGGCAGTAAGCGCCAGTTGAGGTGTGCCCAGTAGGCTGTAGAAACTTTGGCGGACTCCAGTACAATGGCCATAACCATGATCGCCTGGGGGCTGGCTGAGAATATTTCCATGAGCCCCAGAACCGAAAAGAAGGCCGCCACCATAGACAAACAAATAGCGATACCCAGGGTAATATACGTCGTAATCCTAATCATTGATTTCCATTCCTGCGACCTCAAGAAGTGCCAGCTTGAAGGCCGTTACTTTTTCTACCCGATTGGGCCAGTAAATAGTTGGCTTCTCAGGTGATTTCATCAAATTATTGAGTAGCGGGAGCACCATATTGACCACCTCTTCAAGCTTCTTCTGATCGGCCTCGATCTTTTCTGCTTTAGCTGGCGGAACAAAATCCTCATCTTCCAGAGAAAAACCAAAATCCCATACACGTTCACTCATCTAATAGCTCCTTGACATCATCAATAGCCTCTTTACTTACCGGAAAATATGATAATGAACATACTGATCAAGATGGTAGCCACTTCTATACTATCAAACATCAGCCTTGCCTTGCGTCGCCAGTGATTCTTCTTCCATCCAACGATCTCGATATCGCTCGGATAGTCTATTCATTTCACTAAGACGTTCAGCAGCCAAATGTTCTGCATCGATTACCTTCTGTTCCAGCTCCTCGATGCGCCTGTTCGCGAACCTAAGTTCAGTCTTCATTTTGGAGTTGAGCTTTTCGTGGCGTTCAATAATGGCATTACGAACAACCGGGCGGTTTTCAATGACACGGTTCCGCTCCTCAAGCTCCTCGATGCGCTTCTCTGCAATCACACGCTTACCAGCTTCAATTTTGTACAGGTCTTCGAAGTCTTGATAATCACTCATTGCTTCACTCCAAAATAACGGGTAAGTTCCCGAAAAGCGGCACGAGTCTTCTTCGCATCCTCCAGATCAATTCGTTGACAATTTTTTCCTCCGGCTTTATATCGACGCTTACATGTCTTATACTCAATTTCGATATCTTCCAAATAATCAGCCAAGAGTTGTTTCATCAATGCTTCTTTTGAGTCCCATGATAGTTTCATTGTCATCATCCAAAAAAATCCTCAATGGTGTACATCTCTTCAGTCTTCCAACCAATAACATCCGTAATCGAGCGCAGTGGCTGCAGGTATGCCTTTTCAAACTGCATATTGCGGTCGATATACTCATACGCACCGAATTCCTTGGGCAGGTACCCAGGGGATGCAATAACGGTCTGATGGAGGGGATTTGGGACTTTGAGGTAAGCGAATTTGATCTTGTCCCCATCATATATCGGTGTCATATTCAATTTGTGCTTCTTTAGCAGATTGTTATATATCAGACTCCCTTTGGTGTGGATGGGTGTCCCTTTGGCATAGATTGTCTGGTGGTCTGTGTATTTAGTAAGCCCGTTAACCCCGCGCGGAAAGGCAATATCAGAGAAGGGCATCTCATCGAACCTCTTGCGAAAGTCCTCGACATATTTGATGAGGGTTTCGTTGTCTTCTGTCAGGATAATTTTCAGGGATTCTTTCAGAGCGCGGCGGCAACACTCAGGTACTGAAGATCGAATGGCTTCGATCCCCATCATTTTTAATTCTGGCTCCTTATAACGTATGCCCTCTGAATCGAGAACATACAACACATACATTTTTTTGGCTTTCCAAATACCCTTAGATGCGATGACTTCTCTTTTCATCACCATCGCATTCTTTTTGGCATTCATAATTTCGGCGAGTTGTCGGTATGCTCTGTCAATTTCTGGTTGGATAACCTTCTCGGAAAAAGAAGACAGTGTATCAACTGTATCAATACAATCATCCCCACTATGAAGATAGCGATGTACAATAGGAGCGAGATTGAGATAGATAGAGTCTGTGTCCATAGCGACCACAAAGTCTTCATTCTCTGTTCCCAGCTTGTTGTTGATAAAACTATTTATGTGTTTCTCAACCCAACGGATGGAAAGCTGGCCAGACAATGTAATGGCCTCGGCATTGTCGGAATCATAGAACATGAACCACTGATTTCCAACAGCGCCGTAGGCCGAATTTAGGAAGATTTTCATCGCCATCTGAGCAGTCTGAAATTGATCGATCTTGTCGCCGACCTCTTCACCTGCTGCTTTGCGCTTCTCCCAGGCTACTTTTTGCAGACGATACTCGGTTCGCTTGCTAAAATATTTTTGCATAAGGGCTGGTAGAAAACCGATACGTACACGATCATAAAGACAGCCATTAGCAGCCATAGAATATTCGCTATCATTCGTAATCTTTCCTCCAAGGAGTTTCTCGACCGAAACATTTTCATTCCTCCCACGAAATGTTTCTGGACTGATATTATATTGTATTATAAGGTGTGGATACAACGACGTAAGGTCAAATGACACCACCCATTCGTGCAATCCAGAAATAGGCTCCTTTACATATGCTCCTTCATATGCCACTGTTTTGTGATGCTTCTCCTTTAGTGGCACCACGGTCTTGAAAGACATCAAATAGTTGTGAATCACGATCTCCCAGGGTAGAACAGACCCCAGACTATCATTGAAATTCACCTTGTTATCGTATGCCATCACGAAAATCAGATCAAGTAGCTTCTTCTTCTCGTTTAGGCGGTGTACCAAGTTCACATCTTTGATGTTGTATTCCAGGTACTTACGATAATCATTCTCATACAGATCATCAAGATTTTCATATTCAGAAAAATCTATCTTTTTCTCACCCAGCTCCACATAAGCGATGTGATTTAGTGCATAACTCTCCTGCTGAGTGTATGTGAATTTCTTGTAGAGCTGCATACAGTCCAGGATACTTATGCCGAGAGGGACATATGTCTGCTGTTCCCGACCCATAACAAAGAGAGTCTTCTCGAATAGCTGCTCCCAGGGGCTAAGTTTGCGGGCCTGATGCTGCCCCAGAACCTTGGTGATCCTGTTGACGAGATATGGAATATCGAAGAACTCCACGTTCCATCCAGTCACCACATCAGGTTGCCACCCATCGCTGTTCCAGGCTTGTATGAACCGCGCTAGCAGATCATGCTCATCCTTACAGAACACATAATGGACATTCTTGTCTGTGGGTTTGTATGGCTCCTTATAACCGAACACCAGGATACGGTCTCCCCGGCGCATGGTGAGCGCAGTAACAGGCTCCTTGGCATCCTCGATAAAGCGATCAAAGCCCGACTTGGGCAACTTGACCTCGATGTCAATCGTTACCACACTGATCTGTTCTACATCATATGGGACTTCGGCGGGGAACAGATCGTTGAGGAACAAGTACTTCCAATTGGTCAGTCCATAGATTTTGAAGCCGGTGACATCCTCATACCGCGCCAGGAATTCCTTGGCTTCCTTGATGGTATTAAAGGGCATCCTATCGACTGGCTGATCATCCAGAGTACGATATTCGGCATCTGCCTGCCTCGATGGGACAAACAGGTATGGATGATATGGGATTTTGGTCTGTATACGCTTGCCGTTATTATACCCCCTAAACAATATGTTATTGCCATATTGGGCGACATGAGTATAGAATTTGCTCATCATACCTCCAAACGACTGTTGGTAGCATACTTAGGTCACTGTGTCAAAATAAAAAAGTGCAGGTCGCGTGAAGAAACTTATTGACTACCACAGCCAGTATAGTAGGATGCAAATCAACAGCAACGAGGAGTGAGACCCCAATGACCAAGATCAAATATCTTAGCATGTTGCAGCAGATTTACTACACCGCCAACATGTCTGATAGCGATAATCCAGATAAGGCCGATTGGTTGGATGCAGATGCCTGTGCTCACCAGTGCCGCTCCATCGATCAGATGCTTTTGAATCTCGTTGATGGCGGCAGCATCACAGCAGAAGAATTCCAGACCTTTTATGACACATTGGGAGAGTGAAATGAATGACTTTAAAATCACACTAGAAGAAGCACTATCACACTGGGCAAAAACTGCAACAGATGATGAACTCTACAGTATGTTCAATTCAATAGGCGATCAGTTAGCTGATGGTCCTAATCTCAAGGAACTCCAGACGATACTGGAAATTCGTTCCGCCATCAGACCCGAAATTGAAAAACGTATGGGGAGGAAAGTATGAAGTTTGTACAGAAGCGTTTATCTATTGACGATCTGAAAAAAATGGTCAAGGATATGGACTTCATGCTAGAACGCTCAGAACTTCATGCTGAATTGTCCGACAGAGCACGATATAATAGTTGCATAAGGACAGTTAGACACATGGCCATGCGCATGAACAGAGGCTATGATTGGGAGGATTCTGAAAGCTGTGGCCAAAAAGAGAAATAGTTCAGTTCACGGGTATCGTATCAGAACATCTCCAAATGATGTTGGCTCGCGTACATGCTTAACCTGCTCTTCAACATTTAATAGTTGGGGAGCGGGTAACAGAATTTGTCCCCGGTGTAAAAATAGTGATGCATACAAAGTAGCTCGGGAGGATGATGGAGTTTTGGGAGTTGCAGGATTTGCATTATACGAAATAGAGAAAGATAAGATGCCAGATGAGTGATAGTTGTAATCTAATACAAAATTGTATATTCAACCCATACGATGGAGAAGGATTAGAACTTGTGTGTAAGACACATGGTCACAAATTCAAAATTATGGGGGAGTCAGGAAGTTTTGCGATAGAAATTCCTAAGAAATGTCCGGTGGCCGATCAGGTCAATGTTGTTCCGTTTCCTTGGAGAAAGGTTTCGTAAAAAAGGGGGGCCGAAGCCCCCCTTATGCCTTGTTAATAACTAGGCTCCAGGTTTTTTGACCACTACGATAGGCTTGTCACCAACAGGCTCTGGTTCTGGCAAATCAGCCTCGACCACAGTCTCTACAGTTGGTTTTACCTTATCGATGGCTTTCTCGACAAGCTTGACTGGATCGAGACCCTTGGCCTTCACAGCTTCCACCACATCGGCTTCTACTGCCATAACGATATCGGCCTCGCCTGCTGGTGTCTCAACCACTTCCAGCTTGGCCTCGGGAAGAATGTCTTCACTGGTATCCGTTAGGACCAGCTTATCACCTTCTTTCTCTAGCTCGACCAGCTGCGGTAAGACTTCCGGCATTTCTACCGTAACATCATCAACCACAACCTTTTCGAGAGGTGCTGTTACCGTTGCTTCCGGTAGCACTGGAACCGAGTCATTCGTCTCTAGGGCGGCCTTGACGACCTCCTCCAGGACAACACCCTTATCTTCCAATTCTGCCTTCACAGCAGGCTCTACAGCCAGCACAACGTCACTCATACCCTCATCCGTCTTGACCGGAATCAGCTCGACCTCATCGGCCTTCACTTCAACCGTGGCGTCTTCCAGGATAATGGCAGGGGCATCAGATGATGGCTTCTCATCTAGCTTAACTTCTAGAAGCTGAGGAGCTTCCTCCGCCGCCAGGGTCACTTCGACCGTTGGTTTATCAGATGTCTCATCGATCAATAGAGTAGCTGGCTCCTTAGCGATTTCGTCTAGCTTTTCTACGACCTCCTCGACCTCCATAGCTTCAGCCATGTCTTCATCCTTGACTGTGGTGCTATCTGTTGGGACAACTTCCACATCAGCGATGTTAACCGCCTTTTCTAAGACTTCGACTACATCTTCAACCGCAGCTTCTACTTCCTTATCAACCGCCACAATCAAGTCTGGCTGGCCTTCAGGAGTAACAACTGCCACCAGCTCGGCATCCTCTGGAATGTCTTCTTTGACATCCACAAGATCGACACTGACGATTTCATTATTTGCAGGATCAGGATCGAGGACCGCTTCCACCACTTGAGGTAGGACTTCAGGAGTCGTGACCTCAACAGTATCCTTGGTCTCATCCATCTTATCAACCATTACCGTTACCGGCTCAACCTCTTCCTCTACTGCAGGAACTTCAGGGAGGGCATCATTGGTTTCGAGAGCGTCTTTTACAACTTCCTCGATGACCACACCTTCCGTCTCAAGCGCCTCTTTCTCAATTGGGTCAATTGCGATAACAACGTCTGCCTTATCCTCATCGGTTTTGATGACCAGCAATTCCTTATTGTCTCCCACCTCAATTGTGGCATCCTCTACGACAATAGATGGAATTTCCTTATTTGCCGGATTATCATCTAGCTTAACCGCTACCACCTGTGGGGACTCTTCTGCCGCCAGGGTCACTTCGACCGTTGGCTTATCTGAATCCTTGTCCACAACAATAGTTGCAGGCTCCTTGGCGATTTCGTCTAGCTTTTCTACGACTGCCTCGACCTTAGAAGCTTCTTCAACCTTGGCTTCATCGAGTACAGGGGCATCTACCAGGACATCTGCCTGATTGATTGCCTTCTCAACGACTTCGGCCAAATCTTTGACACCATCCTTTTTAAGCTCCTCGACAACCTCTGGTTTGGCCACGACAACCATGTCTGGCTGGCCATCAGGGGTTACCACAGGCATCAACGCGCCATCAGCGGGGATATCCTCTGCAACAGGCTTTAACTCCACTGCAGGCTCTTCCACGACGATTTCAGGGGCATCCTTTAGAACGACTTCCATAATAGGCTCAACGACATCTGGTAGAGTCATCTCAACCGTTGGTTTTTCGTCATCCGTTTTATCCACCAGGACTGTTACATCCTCGGGATGGATTTCGATTTCTTCCTTGGTCTCTTCATCGATAACAACCTTGGGCTCATCAACCAGCTCAGGGGCATCAACGATTTCCTTGGCAACCTCTAGAAGATCAGTCTTGGCCTTTTCCAGGACTTCAACGACTTCTGGTGCTGCTGCGACCACAACGTCTGATTTGCCTTCTTCAGTTTTGACCACCACCAGCTCGGCATCGTCTGACACCTCTACCATAGCATCCTCAACCTTTAGAGGAGGCATATCAGTTACGGCATCTTTGTTCTCTTCATCAATCTTCAATTCGACAACAGGAACATCCTCTACGAGGTCTTTCTTGACTTCGAGAGTTTCTTTCTTGTCATCTTCTTTATTAACGAGAACAATATCAGCCTTTTTCTCTTCGACTTCAGCAACTACTTCGGCCTTATCGGCTTCTTCTAGTTTGACTTCATCGACTGGCTCGGATGTTTTGACTTCTTCAACCACCTCTGCGGCGGCACTCTCTACAACACCCTTGACATCAATATCTTTGGCTTCAAGTTCGTCCTTCAGGACAGGATCAACAGCCACGACCACATCTGGCTTGCCTTCCGGCATGACCACTGGTAGCAGTACTGCATCTTCCTTGATATCCTCAACCGTATCTTCAAGCTTTACTGCAGGAATATCAGCCTTTGTGGGCTTGTCATCCTTTTTCAATTCAACAACAGAAGGAATTTCCTTTGGTAGAGTCACCTCTACTGTGGGCTTATCGGCTTTTTCCTTATCAACCAAGACAGTTTTCTTTTCTTCAGCCTTCTCGGTCTTTTCAGGGAGTTTGGGTGCGGCATCCAGAGCGTCAACGACTTCTTTAACTGTGTCAACAATATCTACTTTTGCCTCATCCAGGAGCTTCTTATCATCTTCCTTCAGCGCAACGACCACATCTGCTTTCCCAGCTTCCGTTTTCACGGGCAGGAGAACCACATCATCTGAAACCTCGATGGTGGCATCTTTCAGCTCAACATCGATCTTGGAGTCGCCTTTTTTATCGACCTTGGCTTCAATGATCTGAGGCTTATTGTCGGGAGCGCTTACTTCAACAGTGACTTCTTTCTTGTCAGCCTTTTTCTCGGCTTTCTTTTCAGCAATCTCTGCTTTCTTCTCTTCTTTCTTTTCGGCTTTCTCTTCTTTCTCTAGAAGTTTCTCTTCGATCTTCTTGGACTTTTCCGCGATCTTTTCTTCGACCTTGGCCAGTTTATCCTCAATCTTGAGATCGGCTTCTTTGAGTTTTTTGACGTGCTCCTTGGCCGCTTCTTTTTTGTGGCCTAGAGTTTTCATCAGAGCTTCTGTTTCTGCCTCATCGATCTTTTCTGGATCATCGAGGTCCATAACACCAACTGGCTTGCCAGCTGAGTTATACATATAGCGACGGAAGCCCATACGCTGCTTACGCAACTTGGCGCGGCCACCACTATCAAACTTGACCTTACCAGAATCCGGCAGAACCTTAAACAGCTCATCTTCTTTGACTGTCAGTGCATCCTTGACTTCAACAACGCCACTTTCCAGCATTGGTTCGCCAGCTTTGCGAAGCTTGTAGGTTACATACAACACGCCACCATCAAAAACAGAACCCTCTAATCTCAATGTAGATGAGATTGGGAACTTAACATAGACGTTGCCATCGGCGATTCCCTTATGGAAATACACATCATCTGCTTCTGCTGGCTCTTTTGTTTCGGTAGCTTTAATTACTAGCAGGCCGCCTTCATGAGAGGCACCTACATCGGTCACATTGTATCCGACCATTGATACCTGAACAACAAATGTTTCGGCGTCGGTTTGTACAATATTGTAAGGGGGATAGTCTTCTGAAAAGTATTCTGAACCTAGTCCGTCCACCACTTTGAATAGGTGATCGAATCCTACGCCCAGTTTCTTTAGAAACTCGTAGCGATTGTCTACAGACATATGAGGTCTCCTTTTTACGCGCGTAAACGAGATGTGATGGTGTAAATTTACCATATATTTAGTAGGGGGTGGATTTCTCCACCCCCGGTCATGCGTCACCGCTCCTCTTGCAGGAGTAATTTTTCATCATTGACATCGGTATCTGCCTCAAGATGTTTACCTATTGGTATCTGTCTTGGTTTTTTATGCTCGGGTATCTCTCTATCGAGCAAAATTTTCAATATTCCATCCTCTAAAGATACACCTATTATCTTCACATCCGGCGACAGGACAAATTGTCTCCTAAAAGAGCGCATTCCTATGCCTTTGTGCATATATTGCTCGTTGTTCTCTGGATTATCCTTTTTACCGGATATCTTGAGTACATCCTCAGCAAATTCAACTGATAGATCAGACTCCTTGAAACCGGCGACCGCCAGCTCTAGTAATGTCTGATGTCCATCAAGTTTTAATATGTTGTATGGTGGGTAATTGGACTGGTTCGTGATGTTCTCGCGGTTCATTTCCGCAAATAGGCGATCTAATCCAACACTGTATGGTGTGTGCATCATTTCTTCCTCCTTCCAAAGCAAGGTTACATTATTGTTGCAGCCGCTATTGCGCACTGCACTCTTATTTATATGCTTTGTCATTTTCTCAGGAAGGTAAAGTTCAGCACCGCCATTATCACCGCCGTGACAATGGTTGATACAGCCAAATACATGCCTCGTTGAACAGGTACAAATGTGTCACGGTTTATATAGTACTCCCTCAGTTTCTTTTCTAGTTGGAAGTTATCATCATTGATTTCGGATTTGAGAGCTATCAAATCACGCTCTAGATGTAGTATCTGTTTCTCGATATTTTTTGTTCGTTCGTCAATACGGGCCAATAGTACAGAGTTATCGTTAGGTTCTGCCATAGGCTCTTTCTTTGGAATGAGTGGTCATCTCCAATATTTAGGATAGAAGCTCGTTAATCTTTTCCCAATCATCATAAGAAAGAATTATGTCAAATTCCAACGGGTCTAATAGACATCCATATGATGCCGTTAGAACAGTCATGATCTCATTCACTCGGTTCATGGCAATCTGTTTTTCTCTCGTTACCTTGCTGTCTCGACAGGCCATTCTGAAATTTTCATCACACTGCCGAAGAACCGTCTTCAGAGAAGAATGACTCTTTGGTTTGAGTAACATCATCTGTGGCCTTTCTTTTTCTTCTTATCAAATAAGAAATCGACCCTTTCTTCTGGAGTTGTGCCGCTCAAGAGAAATTCCCTATCATCTGCTGATAGATCATGAAAAACCTCCTGTATGGGCTTCCCTGGCTTTCCTTTGGGCCTCCATTCATCCAGGCGCTCCTGTGTCACCGCAGGCATATCCCTGATATGAATTTCTTTGGTAAGGATCGAGCGTCTAGTAATTTTCATAATCAAACAACTCTTTCTGTGCTGGCATAAATGTATCGATGGATTTGGGGATATAATCTTCATGGAGATCAACAATGATCTCTGGCCGCATCGCGACTACCAGAACTGGACATCTACCCGCTGCATTCGCATCCAAATGTTTAAGCAATTTGCTAACAATTGTCACACTCTTATTGTTTGGTTTTCTGGTTTGTTCAGGTAGGTTATAGACCGCATCGAAAAATTCATCGCTTCGAGTTATTATGATCCCAACACTACACTGACTTAACTCCCGGTGATCCGCAAAACATTTCAGGTCTCTCTGGTATGAGGTATCATTGGTGCTATATTCCAATTCGCAGTATATTCTGTATTTCATATAATCGACATGATGAGATTTCTTGACTATTTCTTTTTTGTCGGCATTCAACTTTGCTATTATCTCAGGATCAACATCATTGGTGCGAAAATCCATACCGGGTATGTAAGTCATTTTAGGTCTGCCCTCAAACCACCCATATAGTTTCATCAGCTCATCCAGTTGCTTTGCAGCTGGCGATTTTCCTTTTGCGGGGCGCACGACATCATACCGGGTCAGATTGAATTTACCCAGAACTGTCATGAGTTCATTATGGTCTTTAGAAAAGTCGTTTGCTAGGATACAGCTTGCATGATCAAAACTGTACATATCATATTTTCGGAATAACTCATGGGGTATCCATTTTTTAAAGTTCTCGGAGTCTTTCATGTTGTACTCACTGTGTGTGTTTTCTTTTACTTCCTATGCTGTATTTTTGTTCCAGGGTCCATTCGGACTTCTCTTTGTAAGGGATGACCTTAATCTGGTTCATCGGCGTGCGGGGGGATTCGATCTTCTCCTTATCAACAATATCAAGGAGGTTCCATTCCTCTAGGAGTGATGTGATCGTATTCCGCCGCCCCTTATCTTCCTCGGAGAAATCAGTGCTTTTACCATCCAGAGCGAATAACTCCTTGAAGTGAACAATGTAATACTTGCCCTTCTTGTGTAGGATATGACAGGATTGAAAAAGCTTTTTGTCTTTGCGGGAAATGACGCCAATACGAGTGAGGGTTTCTTTGATCTTCAAAAAATCATTATCGTCTTTGAGCTTAATCTCCACTAGTGTCTCTACCAAATTCATTTTGTGCCACCTTGTTCAAATTTTTTTCTTATCGTTGCAAGTTGTTCTTTTGTTAGTATCGCTAGCGCCTCTCGGGCCTTGTGGAGATTGCACTTATAGTAATCACGAAGCATCATCAAATCTGAATCATCAAACTTCTTAATCCATTTAGCGCCCCGACTCTTCGGTAGCAGATGGAAATAATAGTCATACTGTAGTTTATGATCTAAGTTACTCATCAAGTTCATCTCATTGGCGTGCATGAGGGTATTAATACTCAGCGATAATGATCTATTTATCAAATGAGGAACGTAAGCTTTTTCTGTAACCTGATCAATTATGAGATATTCTTTCGTTTTGATGAGAGATTTCACATAATCGAAGGGGCTCATTCTTCTATACCCCGCGCGGCATTAACATGCATCCCGACAGCACTCAGAAGCAGGCCCAGAATCAGTAGAACTACAGCAGTGAAGAAATTATTGGATACGGCAGGGACCAATTCGGCAGAGACTAACAACTCATACGTTGCTATTGCCATCAGACACGTCCCTATTTTGTACAGGAAGCTTATCTTTTTCATCGTTAACCCTATCCTCTAACATCTGCGACAAGGCATCAGCATAACTCTCGCACACTTTTTCACAATGCTTACATATGGGGGCGTTCTTTTTGCCCTCCTTGCAATACATTTGGATATCGGCATACGACTTCCACGGCCAATGAATCAGGAGAGCGCGGCAGAATAAACATCTAGAATACAGCTTCATTTGAACTCACAATTGGCCATTACTTCGGTCAGGAATGCAGCAAGATTGATCTCTTTGTCTGCGGCGAGAACATCTTGATACGAGTACTTAGCAATAAGTACCACAAGATAGGGCAGATCATTTGGTTTAATATACTCATTCATATGATCATAGAACTTGCGGTAGAACTGTCCTGTATCCATCTGAGAATTGTCGGCGACCCACTGCCTGACTGAGGTAAAATTCTTGCTTTTCATATACCCCATGAGCTTATTCAGCGATACATCACGGAAAACATTCAGGATACCATTGTCGATGTGCCCCCGCGCAGAATAGTACTGGAGTTCATTCAACACTCGCCGGAAGTCTGGATAGTGCTTTTTAATCACCGCTGCCAGCACATCAGCGACGAAGGGTATTCCCTCTTCCCTGAGTATATGAATGCAATTTTGCATGAAGTGTTTGCATAACGTAACGGCCTCATCATGAGAGATTTTGAAATCCACTGATGAACACCGGGACTGAATAGCTGGAATGATCCGATTGCGGTAATTGGCTGTCAGTATAAACCCACAGTTACTACTGAATTCCTCCATGAAATTGCGAAGCGCTGGCTGCATATGCGGGGTCAGATAATCCGCCTCATCCAGAATGACGTATTTACGCCCGCCCATCAGAGATGTTGATGTGGCGAATTGTTGGATATGCGTGCGGAGGGTTTCAATCCCTCCTTCCAGAGACCCATTAATAACGATATAATCTGCGCCCAACTCTTCGAGTATAGCCTTGGCGGCAGTGGTCTTACCAACACCAGACGGACCCACGAGAAGTAGGTTGGGCACATTTTTGTCATCAACGAATTTCTGTAAGGTGTCTTGGATATCCCTCGGTAGGATGATATCACCCACTTTGCGTGGACGATATTTCTCAACCCACAAAAATTCTTCTTTCATCATATATCCTAAAATTCAGAGTGTTTAGAGTTGAGTGTAATCCAGTACTCTATACTATCTCCTTTCCAATGTGTAACGCCTCTCCGATCAATCTCAACGTCATAAGCCTGTTGGATCAGGTTAAGATTTTCTGACTGGATCACAGCTCTAAACTTGCGGTCGCTGGTACCCAATTCGATGGCAAACTCATCACGGGTCACGCCAGAGGCATCCAGGGCCTTGATCCAGAGCTTTTCTCCATCACCCTCTATAGATACCTGTTCGAGGTTCAACGTCCTCCTGGCCTTGTCTACGGCCCGTATAACATCAGATGAGATGTGGACCGTATCAAACGGCTCGATCTCAACCTCATTATCGGATGCGATATGCAACACATCTGGGTTGGCATAGACATAACGCATCGTGGATGGCCCGGATCGGATTGTCAGATAGGTATCTGTGAAATAGATATCCGGGTCTGAGAATAGGCCGATGGCATTGAGTAGTTTTTTTAGTTCATAGATTCCGACATCAACAGGAAACTCATCATCGATATTGGCCTGTCCCAGCACAGTTTTGTTCTGGGATACAGTACGGATGCGGTGCCCCTTACGAATCAGAATGTTATTGTTGATGTCGGAGAAGTTTTTCAAAACAGATAACGTGTTATCTGACAATTTCATCATTTCAGCTCCAATTTCTATGAATTGAATGGTTGTATGATTCTCAAAATTCTATCATATTCTGCATCACGAACCTTCACGTTATCAAATGACCATGCATAGCGGGCATCTCGTGCGGTCGAAAATTCGATCAGGTACAAATTAGGCATATCCTGCTTTGGTTTGTGGAAATACAAAATATGGTCTAGATTGAGTGGAACATTCCCAAGTTCCAGGTCTTCCGGGAAAAGCCATTTCATAATTTATCCTTTCTTCGCCGGGGCCTTTTTTGGAGTCTTCACGGGGATCGGGCGCGGCTTTGGTTTCTTACTCTCTTCTGGCTTCTTCAGCTGGCGCACATCGGCTGTGGCAGCGGCTCCAATCGAGGCAATATCTGCCAGAGAACCTCCGAACACGTATGATCCGACGTGGGACAGTTTCATCCAGGGACAGAACCAGACCTTGCCACCTGCCCGTCGTATTAGATAGCAGAAGTTATAATCCTCTGACAAGTACCTCCTACTAGCATGGGCCTCATTGCTAAGGTAATGATCTGCCATCTTTTTTATTTCTTCGATTGTATCAGCATCCTTGCTGTCAGCATCAATCAGACGAGACATCAATTTATGTGCATCGGTAAATGTATAGCCCCTGTCAATGATGCAATCAAAGTAGGCCATAATCGACCGCGTGCCATCGAAATGCTCAGTACGAACATGGTCTGGGCGATAGCTCTGTTGGGGATAGTGACCATCAAAAAGCTCGAAAGTATTGCGCCTGATCAACATGAACCCAGTGCCCGCTTCTGACACCTCAACTGGCTGATTGATCGGGATTTCCTGCTGCCCGCTCACCGGATTGAAAACATAGTCTCCAACAAACTTATCCAGGTTGTTGGGATTCTCATCGGCTGCGCCCTTATCAACGGCTTGTTTGATCTTCTCCCAGGATATACATTTCTTGGGGTAGGGACCGGCAATCACATCATATTCGGTGTCATCATTTGACAGTGCGAGCAGAGCAATGACATCATTAGGATCGAACCCAATATCAGAGTCGATAAACATCAGGTGGGTAGAACCCGACCGCATGAATTCATCACAGCAGTAATTGCGCGCCCGAGTAATCAGACTTTCATTGAAGAGGTAATAGATTTTCAGTTCGATTCCATAACGCAGGCATAAGCCAGCTAGGTCTGACATGCTCTTACAGAACATCCCAGAACATTGACCCCCATACATCGGCGTCGCAAGAAATAGCTTCTTCTTAGCCAATTCCTCTTTTGAGCATTTGATTTGCATCCGTGTGTTCCTTTTTATGTACGTATAATTGTATCAATGCATAATGTAAAATTTTCATTAGATCGGCCTCATTATATCCGTCTTTTTTACCATATCGCTTGGCGTACTTGATGACATTCCCGATACAGAAACCTGTACCGTGACCAGCATCAATAATCAGGTCAGTCGCTTGATAGCGCTCACCGGAATAGTGGGAGTTGTAAGTTGCTGCTACATAGTCGAGCAGACGTTCCAGATTTGTGTCTTCATCGAATTTGAAGTCAGGTAGGTTGCTTGTTTGCTTGCTCAATTTCATTCTTTACTGCATCCCAATCTATTTCACTCGGTTTATATTCCATCACGTATTTCTGCGACTTCTTCAGAGCCATATCCAGCTTGAGCTTACTTATGCGATCAATGAACAACACACCCTCTATATGGTCATATTCATGCTGTACCACGCGCGCAGTCATACCAGTGTAAGTTCGTGTCACGATCTCACTGTTGGGGAGCTGATAGCGGATTTTAATGGATCGGGGGCGGCGGACCTTGAAGCATAGATTTGGGAATGTCAGGCACCCCTCATCCATCTCAATTTGATCATTCTCTGATGCATCCACCATGACAGGATTGTAGCAGACGAGTACTGGGTCCGACCGGATAGCAAATACTCTGTAAGGTTTGCCCAACTGTGGTGCTGCCAGTCCAATCCCGCCATAGTGAAGCATGTGCTCGGTCAAATCGCGAGCAAACTGTACCGGGTCTTCCGGGGGCTCCATGAAGCTGAATATTTCTGTTTCTTCTCTGAGAATCGGGTCGCTGGAATCTACCAGCGGATACTTAGGCGTGAATTCCATTTTCTGCTTCTAACAACTCATCCTCTGTACGATATGTCCTCTCAAGGGCGTTCTGTATGGTATACAGGGTCTGACTTGAGAACCCATCGCTGGTTTTCAATTTTTCAACTCGAATACCGGTAATTACTGTGCGTCTCTTCAGTAACAAATCCCAGACTCGATCTCCTATGCTGTACTTAGTCTCGATAATCATGTCGCCTTACGCTTTACATTTATTGTTTGGTGTACTGAAATGGTTTGCGGTGGGATTTCATCCTCAATGACTTTATTCGGAGTGGTCATTGCAAACTCTTTGTTCTCACCCATGTATCCATAGAAATAGGCATTGTATTCATCACCCTTTCTGGTTACCTTGACTTTATCTCCGCGCTTCATTTCAAACTCCGTTGTAATCCATCAAGTTAGAATTGTAGTCAATCTCCGCCAACTTCAATTCCTTCCAACACTTCTGTCCGCCCGTGGTATTTATACTCACACAATGATACCAATTCTCGCCACCATTCCCAAATTTCCCATGTTTATATTGCACGCCTATGACCTGTATGGTCTCATGGGTCACTAAATCTTCAACATAATCACCTACGCTAAAGGGAATGGATACCTGCATCTACGCCTCCCGTAACCTCGGTAAAGTTAGTAATCTTGTTAAACTTGATAACTCTTTCAAATCTATCAGACATTACCTGATGGCTATGGCTGATCATGAACACATTGGTGTCCTCACTCAGTGCATAAATGATCTTCAAAAACTCCTCGGTGCCAGCGGCATCCAGAGAACCATCAAAAACTTCATCCAGGATCAAGAGGTTACAGTGTGCTCGGTTGCGCAACTTGGCGATAGCGCGCCATGTAAACAGCAAGGCAATATCAATACGGAACTTTTCGCCCTCAGAGAAACTTTCATATGAGAACTCATCGCGGTGACGTGAGAGTATCTTCTCAATGAAATTTTCATCCAACTCGAACTGGACAAAAAAGTCCATCGCTGCCAAATATTTACTGATCAATTTATTCATCACCGGCACATACTGCTTGATGATCTTGGTTTTAATTCCTCCGTCTTTCAGGAGCGTGGCGGCTGTTGTCAGTAGCTCCTTATCATCCATTAATTCCTGACGGACCAGTTCTAGGGACTCCTTCTCCCCAAGATACTCTTGTTCATCCGTTGCATCTGATTCCCTCTGTATCGTTTTAGCCCGTATATTTTCAATCTCATCTTCGATAGTTTGGCTACGCTCATCGCATTGTCTGATACATACGCCCATTTCATCGATTTTATCTTGGGACGTGCGAATGGCTTCTTGAATTCGCTCAACCTTTTGGATGTAACCACCGATCTTGTCATACGTCGCATTTAATTTCTCTAACTGTTCTTGACACCTATCGCGGTGCTTTTGTTTTTTCTGAATAGCCTCGCGCGCGAAGGTCTCGTCAATAGATTGTTTACATTGGGGGCACCTATTATGTTCAGCGAAGAATCCCAGCTGAAGCTCCAGGTGTTTGATTTCATCGACCAATCTGATTCTTGTGTCGTGTAACTGAGCGGATTTATCGTATAGTTTAGATCGCTGTAGTTCAGGTAAGAGGTTTCCGAGAAATTTGTCTCGGCGCACATTCTCACCATCGATCCGTCCCTGTATATCTTGTTTTGTTCTGGATAGGGTATCTTTCTGTTGCAGTTTTTCTTTAATGAAAACATTGTTGTTGTCCTTGATTGCCTCAATATGCTTGCGAACCATCTCAAGCTTGGAATCGACAATCGTTGTGTTCATACTATTTGTAGCCAGATCATCCTTGTTTTTCTGAACACGTTCTTTAAGTAAGGTATTCATAACACTAAAGATTTGGATGTCAAGTAGGTCTTCTACGACTTCTCTACGGCCCTGTGCTGGCAGCTGCATGAATGGGATATGATTAGCGCTTCCTAGCACCACGATCTGGGTAAACGATCTGTACCCGATCTTCAGGATGTTCTGCTCGAAATTCTCTTGGTAATCTTTGGAGGAGGAGTCTTGATCTAGGAGGGCTTCATCGAGGTATATCTCGAAGATATTGGGCTTGATGCCCCGGCGCACCCTATACTCCCTGGGGCCGATCTGAAACTCGACCTCGACCATCAGGTTCTTGTTGTTTATGGAGTTGACCAACTGGGGTTTGTTGATCTTGCGGTAGGCTTTACCATATAGAGCAAACACCAGGGCATCGATGAATGAGGATTTACCCGAACCGTTCGCACCTACCACAAGATTTGTTTTGTGGGTAGTAAAGTCGAATTCCAGAAATTCGTTTCCTACTGAGAGGAAATTCTTGTATCTGAGTTTCTTGAAGTATAAGCTCAATTAGCTAGTCCACATCGTTCGATTGGGTTAGCGCTGCAATAACAAATATAGCAGCAATCAATGCCGCATAATATATGATTAACGCTGTTTCCATCGTCATTCTACAGCCTTATTCATTTTGTCTACGATCTGGTTGGCCCTGGCCACCCTCCTCAAGTGTGCTAGTTCTTCTCGCATAAAACCAATACAATCATGGGCGGCGATATTATACTCCTTTTTGTAGACCAAAAACGTCTTGTCCGCCAGTACCATAGCCCCCTTCAACTCATTATAGATAGCCACTTTTTCTGCGTATCCATCTGCATGACAGAATGGATTCCAGAACCTATTATTGATGCTTTCTGTGAATACCTCTATCACATCAGCATCAACACCCATGATACGCCACCACAGTCTTTTAAAGAAACGAGTCATATAATTTCTCCACCACTAGTGCTATCACCACGATCACATAATAAACTGCCAGAAACACCATCAGACCGCCAATTATGATTTCAACACCTATCATACTCTCAATACCTCGGCCTCATCATAGAGGCTTTTCAGTAGATACTCCAACTTCGCCACCTCAACATGACATTCCATGCCCTCGATGTAATTGTTCAGGATCGTGAGGGTATCCTCAGCCTGCTCAACAATCGTATCATCCGAGAGCAAATCAATATTGCGGTGGTCCTCAACAATCTGTAGGTCCGCCACACCTACACTGTTAATCCGATCAATGAACGAATCGAAAGCAAACTCATTGGTTTTATGTCGAACTATAACCTTAACAAATGTGTCACTGATCTGCAACTTCTCCTCGATTTCCTCCAGTAGCTGGGTGACATTGCGCTCGGTGTCATCATAGATGAACTTATGGAACAGCGCATACGGATTTTCTATGTACTCTAGTTCTCCCGTATCTATATCAAATATGTGAAAACCCTTGGCATCCTTGTAGTCGGTCCAGGTCATCTGATAGGGCGCACCCATGAAGTGGATGTTGTTGTAACTCGACTTGTGGTGAAAATGGCCCGACAGAACGGCGTCAAAGCCTCTGTAGTCCTCTTTGTCATCTCCGGTGTGGGAGAACCTACCCCGATCCATTTCCCAGTCACGCAGCTCCAGGTGGCCCAGACAGAACCGTGTGCTGGCCCCAGAGATTAGCTGGCGGGCTTTCTTTTCAGTCTCTTCGCATATCCAGGGAATGACTGTGATACCATCCACGATGGATGGCTCTGTATGGACTGAGAACGGATAGCCACTCAGCAGCTCATCCAGGGCATTGGGGCCAACCCTGTTCTTGTAATACATGTCATGATTGCCCAGGATAAAGCTTGTATGATATACATCCGCATCCAGTGCCAGTGGGTCCAAGAACACACGCTTCATGGTCGCCAGGGTGTGAAAGGATATCCCCTTGCGTTTATCGACTAAATCTCCCAGATGCCACACTTCCGCTACATTTTTCTCCTTTAGCGTGGGGAAGAAGACCTGATCATAAAATACTTCCATATGATCCAGAAGCGCCTGCTTATCGCCCCTGGCTCCAAAATGTGTATCGGCAATGATGGCAATCTTAGTCATTTACTAGCTCTATATTGATCCAGGGCCTTGCCGATCATTCGGTGGCAGTACTCCAGCATCATATACCTATTTTGTCGCGTATTCTTGTTCTGCTTGGTATCGAGCATATCCTCCATCCAACTACGAACCATAGCTGGCAGAACAGGATTCTTAACTTCGTTCATGTCTTCCCCTTAATGAATTTGTCTATACCCTGACGCTCTTTCTCGCGCTTGGATTCCTTTTTCTTCCGTATAGACTCTTCATAACTTCTTATGACTTCATCCATCACATCATCCGTGGGAGAACCTGGGTAGTAATTAATGTTTTTGCTCATATTGAGCAGTTCTTCCTCAGCCATGTGCTTGCGATAGTTCTTATACTTCAGATAATTTTGTCTCTTCTCCCGGTCTATCCTTCTGATGAATGCATACCATGCAATGCGACTGAAATACCCAAAGGGGTTGTTGAATTTTGATGGGTCGTAATTGTCTACAGCGGCCAGACAGTTTTCTATCCCATCACTGACCATCTCGTCCTTATAGCTGTAGTTGTTGAAATTCCCTCGTGATGCAAGCTTTTGTGTTATCAGGAGAATACACTCTCCTATGTACTCCGGTACGCGAAGATCGTCAACTTGCTGCTTGGCTTTCTTATACTCTACAAGGGCCTCGTAGAGTTGCTTGTTGTTGACGTAATGTTGGGTCATGTCTCATTTCTCACTCCGTTGGTTTTGTTACTATTCTGTAACTTGACAGGCTGAAATTCATCTGTATAATCGGAATGTCCGATAAATGATGTATATAGATACTTAATTAGTTATAGATACATTATATAGTATCTTTAATGGATAGTTGCGTCTGTAGTGTAAAGAATTGGATATACAGTGAGGTATCGAAGATACCGAACTTATCCCGAAGGGATACCAGATACTGCTAGTGGATAGTTGTGTTTGCTGATGTAATTGATTCATAGGTCTCTTCATCCAAATCCTCTTCTGAGACTTCATCAAACAGATCGCTAAACGGATCATCAGAAGAATCTATCTTACCTTCTATCTGTTGTTTAATATACAGTTTAAGATATTCAGTTGCTGCCTTGACCTTATCATCTGTATCCTGGATACCGAACAATACAGAATACTCCAGAGAAGCTTTGTAGTAGTTAACCATCTCACCCTCCACGCGAGAGATAGCTATCACCTGATTCTTAGACAGTTCGATTGTAGTTTTATTGGATGCGAATGGAGCATAGGAATGTAGAACGCAGCTCGTTTTTCCGCTTGTCGGGTCTACCACATTATTCATCTCAAGTGGATTTAACAGGAAATATTTTTCTGGGTCGGTGGCGGCCTGCGTTTGGGAGATAATCTCATCTCCATTGACTAGTTTGATGTGGTATAGGTTCATAGCTTTACCTTATACAACTTGTAGTTAAACTTTTGTTGGCTATAAATCTCCACTCGTTTCATAAAATGTTTCATGGTGTGATTGACCTTGGACTTCCACTGTAGGTTGTCCGAGACATCGAAGAAGTTACAGACCTCTTTTCTATCTGTTTTCCTTAGACCCCGCCCGATGGACTGCAAGAGGAGTATCTGAGATTTCGTCGGCGCGGCGGTGATGATGTTATCAATGTTGGGAATATTGGTTCCAGTAGAGAATACCCCTGTGGAAGCCACTATTATCGAATTCTCATGATCATTCGCCAACTTCCTGATATATTCCCTCTCCGAACCTTTGATCTTACCCGATACATAGTAGACTGGTACTGAAGCCTTTGATTTAATTGTATTATACAGGATATCCCCATGAGTTTCAATACGTCTAAAAAGTAATAAGGTGTTGCCTTCAAGAGACATGGCGAGCTTACACAAGAAATTGTTGCGTCTTTTATTTGCAAATAGGAACTCTAGCTCGTCATTATATCTGGCTTTACAGTATTCCTTCTTCTCCTCCTTGGTGTAATCTAGTGTAATGCATTTTATATTTAGCTGCGCCAGGGTTCCTTGCTCCTGCAGCTGTTTGGTGGTAACAATCTGCCGGTAGGGGCCGAAAAGGCCCTGCAGGACTAGCTTGTTAGTATGTGTACCATCCAAACTACCAGTAAAACCAAACCGTAGCTGACAATCAGTAAGACTCTCCATGATTTTAGCCAGCTCTTTCGCCTTGAACTTATGAGCTTCATCGCCGATCACCAGTTGGAATTGTTCGAACCATTTTTTGTCTTGACGCGCAGCGGACTGCCATGTACAGACCGAGATGGGCTTGTCAGTCCACTTATCCTTACCAGCAGAAATGGTGTGTACATGACTATCGGAATCGAATCCATAATCGGCAAAGTCCGAGAACATCTGCAAAAGAAGATTGAGAGAATCAACGATTATGAGAGTCTTACAGCTGTAGTATCTCAACAGCATGTAGATCATCAAAGACTTGCCGCTGCCTGTAGGCGAAACGAACAAGGCGCGCCTGTTCCGAACACAGTGCGCGAACGACTCTATCTGGAAATCACGCTCTTCAAATTGCTCTGGAAGATTTAGAGAATCGTAAAACTCGCGGGCTTCTTGTAGGGAGAATGGCTCAGATTTACCAAGGTCGCCTTCATATGTGACCTGATATCCCCGGTCGATGGCGAACTTCTCTATTTCCTTGGTCAAGCCTTTGTAGATCGTGCTGTTCCTGGAGTTGAACAGTCGAATTTTGCCATCCCACATCTTGTTCTTGTAAGATGGTATGTACTGATACCCAGGTACGAGAAAAGTAAAGTGCTCGCGCAGCTCCTGGCGAATATGCTCTGGACAATCAATGCGGATATAGACCTCATTGACTGCCCGGAGACTTACAATATCACTCGTTTGCTCCAAGATTTCCCCATTGGAATGTCTTAGCCTGCCGCCGATCAGGGTTTTTTTCACAGATGAAATAGAGCTTGCGGTCTTCTAGGATCACCATATCCTTCAGCTGGCGCTCCCACTCGGTATCATCCAGTTCATCTAACCATGCCGCTTCGGTATACTCCCTGAACCTCGGGTTTAACCAATTATCGGCAATCTCAGATTCAGAATGATCATGCTTATCCCATATTGGACTGGGATTTTTGATGAAATACTTTCTGACATCATAAACATCCATACCATTTTCTAGGAAGAACTTGTTTAGCTCGCGCTGCCCGCGCCTGCCATCACCATCAAAGTAAACCATACCCTTGAAGATACCGGCCACTTTTGTCATGTCCCAGATTTTATTGAGGACAGTCGGGACATCTTCGCAGTGATGAACAACACCTGTTGCAACCACTAGATCAAAGAAGTCCTTGTAATCCAAATCCTCGATGGACGTTAGCTCATAGGTCACATTCTGGACAGAATATTGATCGATCAGAGATTTGGTATAGGCCATACTGGACTCTGATACATCACACAGTACGAAACGGTTCTGGGGGTTGTGATAGGCCGCCAGGAAGCCCTGGATGGTCCCGCACCCGGCAATCAGAATATCCATATCACTGAAGCTTGGATCGGGTGGAACCATCTTATCAAACTTGTTGACAATATCAGGCCCTTGTGCATTCCATCGGGTTACATCTGGGTAGGGATAGCGGTCATAGTGTTTGGCAATAGGATCAGATTTGTTCATGGTGAGAAATCTCCAAAATATTTTAACTCAGCTCTCAATTTAGATTGTGTAATCATATTTCACCATTAGTCCAACGAAGGAAATCGATTGCATTCTTAATCTGAAACCCTCTGTTGTTCAGGTTTCGTATGATATTCTCTAGCGCCGAGATGCGCTCTTCTAGGTATCCGACCTGCAGGTTCATATCGATAATGTCTGTATCGGCATCCATATACAACCCAATATCACTCTTGAGAATTTTACCCTTGGGGTAACGCCAGCCTTTGGCGCGGGTCTCTTCACTTGGTCCTTGTATGTAGAATTCATACTTGGCGAGTTTTAGCTTCGATAGATCGGCGCGCAGAATCTTGAGTTTGTTGCGCTCGGAATGATACATCCGCATATATTTAGCGTGTATCCTGGGGGTTGCCAGCGATTCTACATCAAGTTGAGTCCGATCTATTCTGCAGTCCTTCTCCCATTCATCAAAGATGTCATCATTCATTTAATACCTCTACATCAAAATATCCGTATCTGAAACTTACTTCAGCTGTGGCATACATAACATCTTCTATAGTATTTGTCATCTCCCAGCCGGATATTGATGTGGGCCATGCATCTCTGAAATTAAACTGAATGTTGGGGTTTTTCAAGGAGGTAAGTAGTGTCAGACTCATATCAGAGAATACGCCCTCGCGCCGGTAGACATCTCTGTCAGCATCCGTCAATTCCTTATACTGAGAGAAGTCCTTGGGAAAGGCCAGTCCTGTGAGCCAATTGTGTAACTCCTGGTATCCATTCAGGTTTTCATCCATAATGATCGTCATATCCAGGGACGCATAGGTCATGTGATCGCCCGCGAATGGTAGTGTCACAAACTGGTTCCCGACATCAACCGCTGGCAGATCGAGACCGGGGATATTGGCTTCCTGGATGAACCACTCAACATTGGGTGCCCGATGTAGGATCAGGTGGAAGCCAATGACCGAGAGATAATTGAGGTTCTGTGGATTTCTATCTAATGCTACCATTAGTGCCGTGCCTGTTTGTTATTAGGTAATGAGAATCATACTGAAACTCTTTGGGCTCTCTGACCTTACTATCGAAAATTCTGTACTTGTGATATTTGAATAACTGGAATAATCGGGGGTAGTTAACCTGTTTGTGTACTTCCAGAACAATATCTAACTGGAAGTTATTCAGTGTATTAACTGCTCCTTTCCAGGCAAAGTCTTCTGCTCCCTCAATATCCATCTTAATAAATCGCAACTTCTTGATCTTCTTTTCCTTGATGAAGGAATCCAGGGTAAGACCATGTACGCCCACGAAATTATCGATGTCATGTCCCCACTGTTTGGTCCTGGCAACATGGAATGCCAGTGTGTTGCCTCCTGCACATGCCCCGTCCTTACCCACGGTATAGAGCTTTACATCCTGATCTACATCGCAAATTGCGCAGTTCACCACCTCCACATTCTTGATATCCGCGCCCTTGATATTTTCCTTGAGGCTCTCACAGGTATATGGGTTGGCCTCGATGGCATAGACCTTCTTGAATTTCTTGGACAATGGTACAGTATACTTACCAACATTCGCACCAATATCGAGCGCCACCATATCATCCTTCTTGGGGTAGTTATCTATTATGTGTTGTACAAACCCTTCATCAAATGCCATTGTTATCAAAATCCTCTGGTGATGCTTTTCCGTAGGGCAGGCGCGTCCTCTCTACTTTAGCAAAGTTGCGAACCTCACAATCATATTTAGCGGCTATTCGACGAAAGCGCATATAGAGATTGTTTAAGAAATTGGGGTCTTTTTTGATGTTGTGCTCGCGCACCATCTTATCTGGATCGGGTTCGCCCAATTCAACATCTCGACCTATACCATAGAAATGGGTATGGCCATTGGCATCCGGGGTATAGTCCATATCTGCACCCAGATAACCTATGATCTTCGGTTTGAGGGCTATGAGCGACCAGTATGAGGTCACCATAGTCATCGAGAATCCAACCGCCATATGCCCGCCGAAATAGCTAATGATTGTCCTGCTATCCAGGATGACCTTCTGACCGCGCCCTGCTGTCGGTTGGTCCTTCACCATCTCATCCGCGATGGCATACTTCCAGAATGGGGTAGCTTTCCATGCATTGTTGACTGTTACAATACACCAACCTTTTTTCTGATAAGGATAATCCTCGATCTGTTTTGCCGACATCCCACTGGCAACTACCAGAACCTTCTTCTCTTTCTCATAAGGCGACTTATAGCGTTCAGGCATAATGTTCAAACTCCCTATAAAATTTCTCTTTGATTAGTGTTTTATCGTCATCAGAAAATGCCCAGCGCCTGCCGCCACTAGAATTCAGATGTTTGGGTACACATTCAAAGGTATTTAACAGAATGGTATTTAAGTCTTCGGTGCGATAGATGGTATCGATCAATAGACTACCATCTATATCAGTAAACCAGTGGTATGGGGTGATCTTTAGATTTCGGATGAATGTGTGGATAGGGACAGAATTATCTTCGCCAATGGAATTTTTGAGGCCCCCTTTGTTGTACAGACAGTTGATCCAGTCATAGGGGTGACGCACAAAGGCAATCTTCTTATAATGATTCCAGTGAGGGGGCTCGATCATTATTCTGGCTTGACGTGATGTGAAGTGGGCAGGGTTGGATATTTGCATATCCATACCCCAGGCTGGATGGCTTAGGGCGACCCGCACCCGCTCCCAGTTCTTGTATCGCACCTTGAGCGATTCATGAAACGAATTTGAGCCTGTGCCAGGAACAATGATGTAGATGAGCTTCAGATCATGAAACAGGTACATAGTGTTCAAATTCCCTCCAGAACCGTTCTTGCATGATCTTTTTCAGTTCAGGCGTATACACCTGCGGTTCTTTACCATGTGAAGTCTGATTGTTGTGTATGGGCGGCTGGCCAAACCGGGGGAAGAATACCGTATCCAATTCCTCTGTCTTATATAGGGTATCTATTAGCATGGTGTCATTCCAATCCAGATACCAATAGTATGGTGTCTTCTTATTGAAGACCACGAAGTTATTGAAAGTCACCTCAACTAATTCTTCCTTGATCATTCCAACATTCTTTAGCTGGAAGTGATTCCACATACTGTTCATCCATGTATAGGGGTTGCGTATGAATGCAATCTTCTCATAACTGTCCCAGCAGTTTTTTTCAATATAGGATTTTGTTACCCGCGCCGGGTAATGCAAAGGCATAGTAATATCGGTTTTTCTGCTTTTGTCCACCTTCAGGTGTTCAAAGTGGTGGTGGCTTATTGCAATTCGCTCGAATGATCTAGTTCCAGTTCCTGGTACACATACCCAGATGATTTTATGTTTATGCGATATCAGCAATTAATGACCATACCTTTTGTGGCGGCCCCATGAACGATCACGAGGGATACAATGAGAATGGCCATGATTACCATGCCAGTGTCTCTTGCATTTTAGGCGAGGGCGGTAATACTTGTTAGAGCCCTTCTTTTTCCAAAATTGGAAATATCCACTTTCATCTCCAAAACCAAATCCGAAGTCGATGGCAGCCGCAGGCGTAACCAAAAATCCAGTTAAAACAAGGGCTAAGAGTAGTTTCTTCATCGTTGTCTCCAAAAAAAAGAGGTAGGGATTTTACTCCTACCTCTATTTAGTTTATGGCTTTTTATTAAGTATTACATTAGGTTCTTAACTAGGACACGACGATAGTAGACGTTCGAGTCTTTGGTAAGAGCGCCAGAACCCGCCGTAAGCCCTTCGGCAAATGGGTTGGCAATCATTCCATATCGGGTCTTAAAGCCGATTTTTGGCTGGAATGAATCATGATCCACTGCACGGACCATCTGTAGGGGAACGTAAGGACAGTAGAATAAACCGGCGTCCATTGAACTTGAACCCTTGTAACCGACAGTCATGTAATTCAGGCCATTAAAGCCATCAAGAATAGCATCGGCATAGGGGTCGATATAAACGCGCAGACGACCATTGAGAACACCAGCAAATGTATTGCCTGTGTCATCAACTTGGAGGTTATTGCTGTTAAGTGCCGGAGCGTAATCTAGAACACCAGCCATTTGCAATGCGGATGCTACATCCGAAGAACAAATAACGATGTTGCCTTTACCCCGACGAGTCTCTTTGGCAATTCGGTTACATTCACGCTCCAGGTGGAACATCATGCCCTTGAATTTTTCAACTGCCCAACGACCGTTGGAGTCAGTATCTAGATCAAAGAAGCCTGCTGTCGTAGTATTTTCCTGTGCGCCTTGCTTGGCCGTGAGGTTAATCGTGCGAACAACTTCGCGGTTAATTTCAGCAAGAATTTCTGAGCTAAGGATATTAGAAAGCTCGGTCTCAGCATCCAGACCATGAACCGCCTTCAAATCCTGAGCAAGTTCCATCGAGTATTCAGCTTTGAGAGCGCGTGACTTAGCAGTAACGGCTAGTTTCTCGATGCTGAATGCCATTTCTGGCCATGCGACGTTACCTGATGCACCCAAGGCTTCGGCTTGACCCGTTGCCATTGCGTCACCATAGTTATAAATGCCGCTCTCTGCGAGGTTAGCACCAACGGTGTTGTTACCAGGAAGATGACCAACGTGCTTGTCACCAAGTGTATTAGCGCCGCCTGTGACAGAACTAAACTCGGTGTTGACTTCGTTGTAGAAGGTCTCATCACCAGCTTGGTTGCTATAGCGCGCACGCATAGCGAAAATCAGGCCCGTAGGACCAGACATTGGCTGAACGCCGCAGATATCATATGCAAGCAGATTTGGCATTGCACGACGAACCAGCGAGATTAGCACTGGGTCAAAGATATCGACAGAACCGTCACCGGCTGTTGAAGAAGAAGCGCCCATTTGGTTTGTTGGACCGTCTTCTGCGAGTAGGGTGGAACCCATTCCCATTTGACGAGATTGTTCTTGCAGAGAATGTGCGGTATTCTCAAGGATCATTGCCGTAACATTCCTACGATGGGGGTCTTTAATAGCGCCCAAATCCTCGTGTTCCAGAATAGGTGCCCACTTTTTTTGAAGATGTTCATTTAGCATTTTAGGTTTTACTCCATTTCTTGGTTTTTTTTATTTATATAAATTAGCGTTTAGCTGTTCTAGAAATAGCATTGTAAACGGCTCGCACCGATGCATCTTCGAATTGTTGTTGATCGGCATCCTCTGCATCTTCTGCTATTTGTTCATTGATTAATTGTGTTGATGGTGGCGCAGATGGTTTCCCAGAGAAGAATCCTTCCCTAATATAACCAAGTTTCTTTTCGAATTTTTCATTATCACCATCGTACTCGATATTTTCAGCTAAGGTCTTGAATTTACTATAATTAATTGGAGACAACTCATCAGCCATTTGTTCGATGAGAGCGTCTTTTCTCATTGCCTTTACTTCTTCATGCATTTCAATGTTCTTGGATTCGGATGCATTAAGCTCCTCTTCCAAGCCATCGACCTTAGTTACGAGTTGTTCAATAACATCGTCCTCACCTTCTGGGAGTTCCAGGCGGTAGGTTTTGCATAATTCACCAAGGTCATTAATGAAGCTTTCAGTCAATTCGCTCTTCAGGCTGTGCTCAACGGCAACTTCATTTTCTTTCAGCCAATTATCAGCCACATAATCCAAATAGTTATCGACGTTTTCATTAAGTTCACTGGTCAGGCTTTCGATCTCTGATTTGAGCTGACCATCAAATTCTTCTTGCAAATCCGCGCGTTCAATTGCTACGCGAGTTTCAACTGCAGCCTCGAAGAGTGTTGTCATTTTTTCTTTTAGGTCTTCTGACAACTCTTCTCCATCGCCACCAAAAATTGTTTCCAATTCTTCGGAGTAAGCAGCCTTACCAGGGGTTGGTTTACCCTTGGCGTTAATTGATGCTGCATTCTTCGCTGCAGCCCCATCAGGAATCTTCTGTGGGAATTCTTTGTATGCAGCCATCGCCAGATCAAAGAATTTAACCATATCACCGCCGCTCATGCCGCTCATTGCGTTCATGAGAGTCTTCATCATCTCTGAATTTTTTGTCTTTGGTTTCAGCGTTGCTGCCGCTTCAGTACCGTTATCTTTGGTATCCATTTCATCAAGGCTCTCTTCCTCAGATGCCTCTTCAACTTCTTCCTCAACGGCCTCTAGCTCCTGCTCGATTTCTTCGTCGTGCAGAACCTCATCCTCTAGTCGTTCTTGTTCTTGTTTCGCCATCTTAGTAAAGTCCTTTTTTAGGGATATTTTGCATTTATTTATCAATTACTTCTTTTTAGATACCTCATTAAGGAAATGCTTAAAGATAGCGAGTTTTTGCTCCTCTAGTTTCCTCTTGGACATCTTCTTGACCGATTCTTTGATTACTTCAGCTTTCTTTGCGACCCATTCACCATTTTCAAATAGCCACTCGACACCTTCCATGATGCCATTAACAAAGGCATCTGGTGCGCTCGGGTCGCTCACAATGTCTGCAGCCGTAACTAACTTGAAATCGTTCTGCACTTCCAGCAGGCCGTTATCGAGCTTTTTAAGTGAGCCCAACCCTCTGGATGACATACCTAGTTGACCACCAGATTCCACAATGCCCTTGGCGATATTACCCATTGGCGTATCCATAATCTTGGCGCGACCAATGATGTCATTTCCTTCGGGGCGTAAACTTTCGATGAGGTGGGAGATGCGGTCCAGATTAATCTGCGGGCCATTAGGGTGACCTAATTCACCATAGGCGCGATTGTTGCTGACCTTTTCTTTGATGTAGCGATTAGTTTCTTTAATCAGAGTTTCCATAGGGTAGACACGGCCATTCTTATTGGGCTTAGATTGCATAAAAATGCCTTCCAAGAACATGTACTTCTTGCCATCCCTCTCCTCGGTAACAAACCGCGCTTCCTGTATGTCTTCTCTAATTAGTTTCATCCGATTTCTTTCTTAAACTCTAGCATTAGGTATGAATCTCCAGCCCCTACTAGTGTGAACCAAACATTTTCTCCATCATCATGTAGAGTTAGCGCCGCGCCGTTGCCTGCGTAGTCAATCCATGCTGATGAGTCATATACACCAACAACCGTATTAACCGTGTCATTACCCCGTTCAACTACCCAGTAATCGCCTGTGCCGGATGATGATCCACACCAAACCTGTTTGATAGGTGCTCTGGATACAACCTCACCGGAGGAAGCCAAATTACTGGTGACATCATCCCCAGTACAAACGAGTGTGTTGCTGCCGCTGACATGCACAAGTACTGAATTGTTTGCTGCATTCTTAATGTAGTTAATTGTCACTAGCCAATTTCCTTCTTGATTTCCATCATCAGATACGATGATGCAGCATCACAAGCAGTAGCAGTGCAATAAATGAATTCACCTGCGCTTTCTAGAGAAAGACTTGCGCCGCTACCGGCAAAATCCATCCATGCAGTAGAATCAAAAACACCAACAACAGAGTTGGCACCCGCATCACCTCGTGTTACAGTCCAATATGCGGAGTTTCCTGATGGAGACCCAAAAAAGACTTGTTTGATAGTGGCTCTAGTAACAATCTCACCATTAGAAGCCAGATCACTAACAGAATCATTTCCTGTACAGTTGATCTGTCCTGTACCAGTGAAATGGACAATCACTGAATTGTTTGGTGATTTTCGTATAATATTGACTGCCATTATTTTTTCCCGTTAAATGCTGTTCCGTGCTGACCAGCCTCGGTCTTATGGAATGTTTTTAAATCCTTTACCAACTCTGGTCCGTATTGCAGTTTGATATCCTTATAGGCGCGTCTCTGTGCAGATCGGATATCCTTGGCTGTTTTGGCGTGCTTCATATATGTCTTGGCGTATTTTACGCGCACGGTATTCAGGTCTTTTTCTTCTAGAGGTTCGTCCTCGATCTCTACGGAGTTATGTAATTTGTTCCAGTTATTCTGACGTTTTAGTTTATCGGCATTACTAAGCTCAGGAGTACCAACGGTGTTGTGTAGTCTGCGAGCATGTTGAATAGCTAGTTGAGTATCAAAGTTACCGGCCTTGCCACTTCTGATATGATCGATGGTCCGTTGTAAGTGATCTATAAGAATATCATGATCTTGGGATTCCCAATTCTTATAGTCACTCGCCAATTTTCCCAGGCTTACTTCTCCTAAAACCTCCTTTAGACTCTTCTTTTTCTTCTTGGTGTCACCACACTTCTCTTCTAGTGGTGCGCCTTCTGGAGCTTGTGTGGAGTTAACTTCAACCCCGCGCCGCCGGGCGCGTTCCAGAGCATTACCGTGGTTCTTGACCTTACGTTGGGCTTTATCCATCCGCTTATCATCAAACTCGTTTTTGCCTTCCATATCCCTGCGATGCTTCAGCATCGTAATCATGGCATCTTGTTTGTTCTTGTCCTTCTTGGCGGACTTAACAACATCAGCTAGTTTGGATAGAGAGACTTCAAGCTGTAATTCTTCTGCCTTATAATCAGCGAATTCTTGTTTGTTCTTATTCCAGCGCAGCCCTAATTTTCTTTCTCTAGCGGCAACTAAACCTTTTGTTCTCTTACTCCATGTCTTGTCAGCATCCTTGGTGTTCTTACCAAGGGTCTTTCCCCGGCTATCTAATGCCTTATCGGTGTAGGAATCGAGAGTTTTAGTTTTAAGCTCATCAATCTGCTCTTCATCACCATTCATTAATACCCCACCCGAACGAACCCCACGGACAGGCCGCCGTGCGCTGCTCGGCTTTTTATCAGCAGTAGTATGTATTTTGGGGGCCTTATTTTCTTTGGCCTTTGCATCAATTTCTGCTTGTTTTTTACGCTGGTCTTCATCCCGCTTGTCATACATATCATCTATACTATCGATGCGCCCCGGAGTTTTATAACGTATACTCTCATTGGTTGGCGCACCACTTATTTCGCGTTCAAGCTTTTCTATTTTTCTATTGATAGCTACACGTTTCATTTTTACATGAGATGAATTGCCACCAAAGCTTTTTTGATACGCCTTTAGAGAATCAATCTGTTTTTGTTTTTTCTCATCCTCATCAATCTGTTCTGCACTCTCATACACGCCGCGATCCTCACCAGGGTTATACCCATGATTGGATTTCTTACGGTTATAGAATTTAATGTTGGAGGCATTAAATAGTTTGTCATCCTTAGCCGGATCGGACTTCCTTACTTTCTGAATGAGGTGCTTCAGATAGAATCGAAGTTCATCTTCCGATTTGGGATACCAGCCTGTTTCGGAGGTCTTCCCCTGGTCCATTATTGCTTACCTTTTATTTTTAGAGCAGGTTTCTTATCCTTCTCTTTTTCTTCTCTTATGGCGCGCTTTTCTATTCTCTTACCCGGAGGCAAATTGTAGTAAGAACTAGGCATGGCGTCTGTTCCGTGCGAATCTCCGTTGCTCTTCCTTCTCTTTCCAGTCGGCGGTATCACCATCGCCTCTCTGGCGGCCCTTTAGAAGGGAATGGATTTTCTTGGACTCGCCTTTACCAACACGATCTTTCTTGATCTGCTTATCCACGGCATCTTTGTTGTAACCAGCCTCGGCTAGTTGCTCTTCTTCTTTGGATAGGCGATCAACGGCTTTGTCAAAACCCTTTTGTCGTTTCTTTAGAGCATGAGAAGCTTTTTTAGCCGCGTCTTTATTAGGTTTTTCTCCAGAAATTGGGTCATATTTATTCCATGCTGCCTTAGCGTTATGTTGGGCATCAACATTTTTACGCACATATCGTCCGAGTTTCTTCTTGGAAATCTCGTCTAGTTGCTCATCTTCCTCATCATCGGACTCCTCTTCGGTATCAAAGAGTTTCCCGGACACAACTTCTTCATGAGCTTTGAGCTTTTCGCGCAATTTCTCAACCATCAGTTCGTCAAAGATTTCACGGAATTCGGCAGGCTTCTGATCAATGACCGCCTCCAATAGATTTTCTAAATTCTTGGACATTCTAATATCCTTATTTTAATTGTTGTATTACGTCGTATTTATCAAACTAGTCATTTAATGCTAGGAAATCATTCTTCTTGAGTAGTTTGTCCTTGACCTGCTCGCCAACAGAACCAGATGTATTGATGTTGGATAGCAGGACATCCCAGACAGCGGCTGCAATAGCGCTAGAATCATCCAGACCATCGATCTTGGCCAATTGGTCTTTGACATACACCCCAATAGAACCACTGGTAATGATGTTGACCAGGAGCCGATCCCAGACAGCAGCAGAGATACCTGTGAGATCGCCCGGCCCGAGGCTCGCCTGAGCAGTCACAACGTCCACTAGGTTTGAACGGGTAGAACTAAAGGTAACCATCCATTCGCCATCAGGGGGGATGAATGGGTCTCCTCCGGGCTCTCTGGTGTAGAGGTTACCATCCACGACCAATTCGTGGTCTCCCTCCCAGGTTTTCACTCGCCAACCATTTTCCAGGAAGTAGGTGATACCAACCTTACTCGTATCGGTAATGGGGTCACCACCAATAGCAGACAGGGCCTGATCGAATTTGGAATTATCTAGCTGGAATAACCATTCTTTCCAGCCGGAATAGATGTCTTCTTGAACGTCCAGAGAAGTCACGTCATTATTCACCTTGATCAGTTTATTGGGACCATCGAAATGTACTTTTTGTCCATTAACTGCAAACTGACCGGGTGCTAATTCATATGCTGGGTTGTATGGTTCCCAACTCCATTGGGTTCCGTAATTAAATGTTAAATTGGGCATTAACCGTAACCAGACTTGAATTCCTTCATTTGATAGTGAACTCTCACATCACAATTCGCCGCCACCCCATCGAGGCGCGTGGCCACAACAGTAACGACATAAGGATCGCCATTCGCATAAGATTTGTATGAGAAGTGTTGTAGAGACTGGCCCTTTATTTCATGGGCTCTGAATCCCTTGACAACAGCGAAACCAGTCAGGGTACCTGCAACAGATAATGATCCTGATGTATCATACTCAAAATTAGATGTGCCCCATTGGGTCCAGGAGGCTCCTGAGAGGGTAGAACCCAGATAGTAATCTAGTTGGATCGTGGCATCATTTGCGCCCTCGGTCGCCATATAGACCACTTCCAGGGGTAGGAATGTATCATGAGTATTTGCCGTGGTCCTGAATGAATGAACGTAAATGTCTGCCGTGGTATTCACCGAAACGCTGGACATAGGAACCAACAGGTTATTACCATACTGACTAGGACTTGATAGCAATTGTTCTGTATGAACGCCTGAGCAAACCACACGCATCTCAGATGATGAACCGGTTGCACCACCACTGTTATCCTGACGGAAACAGATTGGAAGGTTTGCTGACTTCATGTATGGACCGGCAACCATGTTGCCATAGGTTTCCTCATGAACAGTGATGCGTTCACCACCGGCATAGATACCCCACCGAACCGTACCGGCACCAAGCCAGGAGAAATCGATCCAGTAGAGGTTCAGGTTCGTCACATCCAGATTGATCTGGGAGGCATTGTTGAATCCTTTGGTCCCATCAACAGTATCTATATTCCAATCTGCCTGATCGATTACATCATCAACAGCTGTGCCTGTAATATTTGAGCGCCGAACAACGGATAGGGTTGTACCAGACAACCTAAAGAAGACACCATTTAGCTCGTTGAAATATCCCCATTCTCGAACCAAATTGTTTTTACCAGAATCGCCAGCATACATCGTTAAAAGAATTGTGGTGGCAATACCAGGGAAATATGGATGATATAGATTGGAGGTAAAATCAGCTGATGAATCAGCTGATGTTGTTGTGGAAAGGAGCGCACACCCAGCGGTATCATCATGTGTGACCGTACCACCCGTGGCGGTTGTTGGCGTCATATACCCAGGGAGTAGATCAGAGGTGAAAATATAGTCACCAATAACATAGCTCTGTGAGGTTCTGAGTTTACCAAAGGCATCGAGTTGTGCAGGGCCTTCTGTAAAGCGCATATGCGCCGCCCCGAATCGATCCACCTTCTGACCATACTGGTCATTATCTTCGGATACAACAATGTTCTTATTGGTATAGAGATCGTGCGAGCCAGCGGCTACTGCAGTGGCATAGGTGACTGCCGAGACCTGTATGTTTTCACCATCGGTTACAACTAAATTGGTTTCTCGTGATGTATCATCTAGTTGAATAACAATAACACCGGCTGTGCCGGTGTCTTCTCTGACGTAAGAAACATCTCCTGAAATGCCTGATGTGGTTAGATCAACGGTGTCGCCCACCGAAAAACTTGTCGTTTTGCCGTTATATTTTACTTCTAGGCATACGCCCATGTTGATGCGATCACCAGATGATTCGGGCGGTATTCTAGTAAATCTGCGTTCTCCAGCCATCGCGCGTCCTTATTATTTGTTTTTCATGATCTTAAATTCATTAGACCCCGGCAGATTCTCTAAAACTTTTACCAATGCATCATTTGTTGGAATGCATACCACTCCTTGAATCTCTTCAAGATTGTCTTCTACAATTCCTACAATACTGGCCCATTCCTCGGGCGTATCGCTTGCAAATAAATCCATACCAACATACTCTTTTTTTAGCGATCTAGCTTTTTCTCTTGCCGATTTCATGCATAGCTTTACAGCTTTAGTATTTAGCGGCTTGTTGGCAGACTCTCTCACAATACAAAAACCCAGGTGTTTGTTACCACCTGATGTTGTCCAGATAACATCACCGACCTTGGCACCATATGTCTTATCATCTTTCTTATGATTAGACATTTTCAGCATTTGGATGACAGCCTCATAGGCTTTCGGGAACGATCTTTTGAAACGCTGTTGAGCAAAGCTTCTCACGCTACCATCCAATGAAACATCGGTGATTATTAATTGGGATGCAGAATTTGTCACATCTGATTCAGTATATATACATTTTGACATTAATCATGCTTCTGTTCAGTGAATGCTGTAGGGTAATTCATACCTGTATCCAGATCATACCCGCCGCCTTCTTTTGCCCAATGTTCTTTGAAGACAATTTTAGTCACATTATTGGGGTGCAAGTCCCACTTGTGTGTGAAATCATGCCATTGAATTTGACGGTTGGGATCGAGTTGGGCAGTGATCATATCACGCATTTCAACCAACTCTGGTTTGTCTGAGAAATCCCAGCCAAATTTCCAGTGTTTGAGAATTGCATAGATAGCCCGCCGCGCTTGGCGACGATAAAAAACTGGGTCCATTTTATATGGTGGTGTCGCTGTCCAGAATTTTTCTGTCACATCGGAAAGGGGCTTAACCCCTTTCGCAACATCCAACAATCCCGGATCAGCCACGGTTTCCTCTTTTGAGGAGGATCGTATTATTTTCTTAGCCATTGTATTCCTCAACTATTATGCTGGATCGAGATAGTTACGTTCCAGGGCGGCAACTGCAGAGATGGTAATACCAGTCGTTCTACTGATTGTCGCTGTGGTGATAACGAACTGCGCCGTTTCCAAACCGATAGCAACCATAGTCACCGGAGCATCAACACCTGCTGATGCATCCCCACGCTGGACATTGCCATCATAATCATAGGTAAACGCCACTGATGAACCACCTGCCTGTTGTGGAACAGCACCTGCAATCTGTAGTGGTGTTGGTGATGTGGCATCCTCAACAATAATCGCATATTCGGTACCATAATCGCGTCCGAGATTGTCGCCATCATTATCATCCGTGAAGAACAACCAATATTTGGCATTCGTATCAGTGGAAAGGTTGCTGTTGAAAGTCAACGAACCAGCTGCAACGAACGGCGAGTTACGGTTAACACCTGAATGGTCCTGAGACGTTGTATTGTTGATATCGTTCGTATCAAGATCATCAATATACATATTGAGTGTAGTACCGGTAGGCGATGCAAACGACATCAGAAGGTCAGTAATATCGCCACGGAATGTTGCGTCACCCCAGTCAATATCTGTGGTTTGCCTCAACTGGTGTTGAACAAATTGATAACAATTTGAGAGTCCGGCATCGTTACCCGACAATCGCCAATTAAATCCATAATTGGTGCCACCAATATCGCGAATGAAGCCATTGAAGCACGTTACCGTACCAATGGTATCATCTGCATTTGTAATTAGAACATCAGTTGGAACGAGCGAGATAATGGTTGATGATTCCTGCGCAAATACAGTATATCGACCATCGTTTTCGCCAGAGTTTTCTGTGCCTGTTACGACAACCATTGTGCCTGCCACAACATCCGCAGCGAATGTATCGCCGGTAAGTGTAATGGTAGGTCTGCTACCATATGAGCCATTAGATGCATTAAAATCTAGACTGGTAGCAGAATCTGGTTGAGCCGATGAGGCATCATTCTTATACAGCAGGTACATACCGGCATTCAGAACCATGTAGTCAATGGTGCCCAATGTGGTGAATACCTGATCTGAGGTATCAACCGTGATTTCAGTATCCGAATTACGAGAAATAACCTCATAGAGACCATAGTGCGCGCCAGCTTCTGTGATTAGCAGATAGTCGCCAGCTGCAACACCAGAACCCACGGTAAATGGTGAGTTGGTTGAGTCTGTCATTGTACCGGTAGCGGTATCTACATCAGCGATAGCACCATCTGCATAAACAGCGGCAGTACCAGGAGTTGTGGTCTTATCCGCAATTCTGAAATAGCTATAGATTTCATAGACCACGGCAGCATCGGTGGATTGCCATCCCGAGAATTCAAAGTCGGTCGCAATGGTCAATGCTGTCTCAGAATCAACTGTCGCAATGGTGTAATAACCAACATCAGTACCTGATGTGATCCTGAGTGTATCGCCATCGCAGACTTCCCAAGTTTCGAAAGTCGCATCAGCATCTGTAAAGGTCACGCCACCAGTGGTGATAGAACCATCGATAGCATCTGCAATAGAGCCGTTTTGGGTTGTTGATCTAAATGGTGCGATACCCAGAATTTGACCATCAGTACTACTAATAGCGGCGTCATCTGCGTGAGCTAGCGGGAATCGGTTAACAATGGTTTGAATAGTTGACACACCGATATCTGAGATTTGCGACTGAACATACGTTTTCGCTTTTTTACGGGCGAATAGTTTCAGATATGTCAGGAAGTTGTCATCGGGCGCGCCATCCTGGTTAGCATCATAATAGATACGAATTGCTTCGTTAATCGCACCCAGGAAGGTGAAGTTAACCGGTGTCGTCGTAGCAGAGGTCTGCTGATAATAAACCTGTGTATCAGTATCTAGAGAGCCAAGAGTAATAATCCCGGCCTGACGTTCCAGGTCATTTGTTGATGAACCAGTTTCGTTTTTCTCGGCCCATCCAGCGGTACGAACTTTCTTACGAGTATAGGTATCGAACCAACCCCAATCTTGGTGAGATGTACCGCCGCCGATTTCGAACTGTTCCGCCGTAATAGCTTCAAACGGAAATTCGTGACGGATCAGGTCATCATTGTAGTAGGTATTGGCTGTACCGGCATCAATCGAGTCTAGACGCCACTCTTCCTTACCGTATGAATATACGGCCTGCTTGGTAACACCATCGACCAGGGTGCCTGTGGCATCACCAGATGTATTCGCGCCAGAGAGACTTTCAACAGCTGCTGCGCCATTGGTGAAGACAGTAACACCAACACGCTCCTGGAAATTGGTATCACCAGTACCAGAGGTTGTGATTGGCTGTTCTGATGTGTTTGCCAGGGCGTTGTCATAGGTGTCTGATAACCTAAAGAAGTTGGCATCATTCACCATGATGTAGTATACATCGCCATCGGTTAGACCAGATGGTGGTGTGGCATTATCCAGCACAAAGGCATCACCAGTCACCAGCCCATGAGTCGTAACCTCGAATGAGTTGTTGCCTGTGTGAACATTGGCGTTTTGCGCTGTAATTGTTGAAACAGTAAGGCCGGTAGAAGTTGTAGCACCGGCATTACCATCAATGATCCTTGTCAGATCGATTGATGAGGTTGAAATGTTATTATTCACATAGTAATGGCCTGCATCTGGTCCATACAGAATGCAGACTACATCACCATTAACGACACCTGTCCAAGCTCCTGATTCACGTACAATATTTGATGTATTAGATACCCAAGCATTATTAGCAAATATAGGAGAGGCATCGCCCCTCTGTGTCGAACCGACCGGGTAAATAGAGACTTGTTGAGTTTCGGTGCCAAATATAACAGATTCACGAGTAAGTTGATCTGGGTCTGTTATAATTGCCATTTGGTAGTGCCCCTTTTCTTATTATTATGGAGTATTAGTTTTCTTTTTGTATTTATACTTTCTCTTCTTTTTCTTCATTTTCCATACTCTCCATCACTTCATCCACTGATGCTTGATGTAAGGACTTCTTATCGAGAAGTTCCCAACCACGGTATTCAGCAGAACGCATGGCACAACCAGCAAAACGATCAGCACAGGCTTCGAGCCATGCCATCGTCATTTCATATGTAGGCATTTTACCCTGAGACATCATTTCCTGTTCCATCTGCAGATATCGGGAAATCTCAATCTGTGCCTGGGCACCATTGATCCCCATATCAAACATATAGATTTGGTTGCCTTCATCAATTGAACCGCCGCGAGCGCGGGCCGCAATCAGGGCCTGCTTCATGGCAGTCATGATGTGATAACGATCTTCCTCTTTTTCATAATCCTCTTCGGAGATATGATCTTTACCCATTGCTTTCA